GGTGACACGGGAGACCACCACGAGCCCGACGCGGAGCCCCTCGACCGGCTGCTCGTTGTCGGCCTCCCAGGTCACCTCGGCGAGCACCGGCAGGCCGGACTCGTCGAGCTCGGTCCACAGGGAGAAGTCCTGTCGCAGCGGACCCACGCCGCCGCCTGGGGTGGTCGCGCGCGGTTCGAGCCGCACCGGCCGCGCCTCCCCGGACGCCTTGGAGGTGATCGTCCCGGTGATCGGCACGCGGCTGTTCCACTCGACGCTGAGCGCCAGATTCGGGGACAGCGGAACGGTGTCGCCCTTGCGCGGCTTGCGCAGCTTCTCCGGGTCGAAGCCGCCGCCCTCGGCGGTCGCCACTGGTAGAGCACTCATGTCTAGGCCCCTTGCTGGGTGTAGGCGCCGGTGTTGACGTTGACCACCTGCGAGTAGGTGATGTCGAGCCGACCCTTCTCCGGCCGGCCCTTGTGGCCGGGGTACTTCCAGCCGGGCTCGTCGATGGTGGCGTTGGTCAGCGGGCCGATCACCCGAGCCGGGGCGCCCTTGATGTACGGGCCGACCGGGGTGAGCGTCACGGTGGTGGCCGTGCCACCGATTGTGACCTTCACCTTCGCGTCGAGCGGCATCGTGTCCCCGCCCGCTGCCGCTGCCTGTAGCGCCGGAGCCCCGAGCCCCTGGATCGCCTGAACGGTGAGAGAAGCCATGTCGTCTCCTTTCGGTTCCCCCCACCCCGCCCGCTCCTAAAGCGGGATGGGGGGAAGCTCGTCCAGGGTTAGGCGTTGACGCCGATCGAGCTGACGGTCTCCAAGCGGAAGACGCACTCCTCGCGGGTGACCAGGTAGCCGACCATGTGCTTCCAGCCCTTCGACTGCAAGCGCTCGAGGTGGTCGATCCGAGGCCGGGAGGTGAACACCGGGTCCCGGCCGTAGTCGTCGCCCTTGGAGAACATCTTGCCGAACGCCTGCTTGGCGAACACGTACGAGCCGTACACGTCGATGTTGCCACCCGCGCCGGCGCCGTTGGAGGCGTTGGCGAACAGGGACGCCCGCGGCGACTCCATCCACCGGACACCGCCGAAGGTGCCGACCACCGCGTTGTAGACGCCCGAAGTGTCGACGTAGATGTGCGGGTCGGACCACTGATTGCCCGGCGCCGCCGCCCGCAGGTCGAACGCCACGTCCGGGTGCATGACCCCGAAGTAGGTGGTGCCGCCGAAGCCCATTGCGGACAGGCCGCGCAGCTTCGCCGTCGCGTAGTTGATCACCTGGGCGCTGATCAGGTCTGCGAGCCCGATCCGGTTCCGAGCCGCCTCGGTGCCGGTGACGATCGGGGTTCCGGCGTCGGAGTACACGACGTTGAGGACGCCACCGTTGGTGGTGCCTGCCGCGGCCTCGAGCCGGTTCCGGGCGATGGTGTCGACCGAGAGACCGGCGTTGAAGCCGATGATCTCGGAGACGATCGGGTTGACCTCCATGTAGGCGGTCGCCCGCAGGAACCCGGAGGTCTGGACCGCTGCGCCGTACTCGGACACGGTGACGGTCCGGGGCAGGTCGGCCAGTGTGACCGGGGTGACATCCGCGACCTCACCGAGCGGCGTGGTCTGCGCCGGCATGTCGGTGTAGCGGTTGAAGTTGTGCGAGGACCCGTTGTGGGTGGACTCGGTGTTGTCCAGCTCCACCAGCGAGTCGTAGAACAACTGCGGCCGCAGGTCGTACATGGCGACCGTGTGATGAGTCGCCGTGACAAGGGTGTCGTAATCGGTGCTGGTGGTGTCAGCCATCTAATCCATCCCGATGTGCTGGACCCTCAGTACCGGGGAGAAACCGCGTCCTTCTGACCTGTCGGCCGACCGTTCAGGTCGAACATCTTGACCTGCTTCGGCCGGGTCTCGGTCACCTGCCCGCCGTGCTTGCGGAGCAGCTCGAGAGCCTGTTCCTTCCCCTGCTCCCAGCCGGGCTTGCCGTACTGGGGTATCGCCGCCAGGTCCTTCTCCCACTCGGAGACATCGCCGGCCGGTGGCGCCCCGCCCTGACCCACCTCCTGCATCCGCTGGGCCGCGGCCTCGTTGTCAGGCGTGGCGTTGGACTGCGGAATCAGGTCGTACTGGGTGGCCGTGTTGCGGAACGCGTCCGCAGTCGGGTCGCCGTCGCCGTGGACCCTGATCAGGAGTTGGCCCTGCTTCGACTCGGGGTCGATCCCGAGCTTGAGCAGTGCCGCTTCCTTCTGAGCGGTTTTCGCCGTCTCCTGCGCCTGGGCCAGTTGTTCCTTGGCCCGGTCGCCGTCGACAGCGCGCCGCTCGAGGTCCTGGCGCCACTTAGGGGTGCTCTCGTTCTGTCCGGCCTGCTCGACAGGCTGATCGTCGGTGTCTGCCTGGTAGTCCGGGTCGTTGGGCATTTGGGTGTGCCTCCTGTCGCCTCACGTGCGCCGGAGACTCAGCGCCCGTGGATCGTCGTGCTCGTAGGAGCGGTGGATTTCGCCGTTTAAGCCCGGCGAGGGGCGCTCACCCAGAGCCCGGAGCGGTCGGGAGGGGGACGGCCAGCTCACCCATGCCTGGGGCCAGCTCACGCCCACCTGAGCACAGGATCGGCCACAGGGTGTAGCCCTGTCAAGGATGACACCACTACGATGCGTTTACCTGCACAAAGAGTGTGTCAGGACCCCGAAGGGAGAACGCAGTGAAGAAGCTCCTGCGAGCAGTCGGCGCGGTCGCGCTGTTCGTGCTCGTGTTCACCGCCGCCGGGCCGGCCGCGGCCAACCACGGCAACGAGTACAACCCTCAGAACAACGACGTGATCGAGTATCGGTCCACCACCTACGCGTCGGTTCAGACCGCCTGGGCAGACCCGCCGAACTACATGGACCCGTGCCAGATCTACGTGATCAACCTCACCGCCTCCACGTACAAGTACCACCCGTACGTGTGGAAGCGAAGCAACGACACCGAGATCTGGTCCGGCTCGATCGAAACCCTCGGACCGGACGAGGACTTCTCCTGGACAACCGCCGGCGGCGAGCTGATCGTCGCGGACATCGCCGACGTTCACGAGCCTTACATCAAGGTCGTGGTCTCGACCACAGGTGGTGGGTACATCACCACGATCACGATGGACCCGTACAACTTCCTCACTGGCAAGGTCCACAGCGAGTACGACTACGAGTCCCAGGACTTCTCGCCCTGCTAACCAAGCCACACAGCCGCCCCTCGGCCACCGTCGGGGGGCGGCTGTATCCACCCATCCCAACTGCCCGAAAGGGGCACGCTGTGAAGTACCGCATCCTGCGAGCACTGCTGGTGTTCGCCATCTTCGCCGGCATCGGCCTGGCCGCGAGTGGGCCGGCGACCGCCGACCACGGCAACGACTACAACCCTCAGAACAACGACGTTCTCGAGGAGCGCACCGTCAGCGGGACGGTGGATGTCGCGGTCGCGTGGGCGGACCCGCCCAACTATCTCGACGCCTGCCAGATCGAGGTCACCAACAACCAGTCCCAGACCTACAAGTACCACCCGTACCTGTACAAGCGGAGCAACAACGAAATCGTCTGGGAGGGTTCCCAGATCACGATTTCCGGCGGGGGCGGGGGTCCGGTCATCTGGTTCCCCACTTCGGGTGACATCGCCGACGTTCACGAGCCTTACGTGAAGGTCGTCGAGAGCACCACGGGCGGCGGATACGTGCGAACGATCACTATGGACCCGTACCAGTTCCTTTCGGACAAGACCCACACCGAGTGGGCCTACGAGACCCAGTCCTGGTCGCCCTGCTGACGGTGTAGCCCCGTCACATCAGACGGCGCTACACTGCCCCACCCAACGCGAAAGCCCCCGGCCATCAACCGGGGGCTCCGCTGAGAGAACGCAGCAGACCATGCAATCCGCCAACGCTGGGAGAACAGTAGCAGATGAGCGTGCAGGCCACGACCTGGGTGTGGAACCACTCGAAAGCCACCGAAGGAGCCCTTCTGGTGCTCCTCGCGCTCGCCGACCACGCCCACCCGGACGGCACCCACGCGTACCCGTCGGTGGCCTCGCTGGCGAGGATGACACGCCTGTCGGAGCGGGCCGTGCAGTACGCCCTGCGCGAACTGCAGCAGCTCGGCGAGATCGAGGTCACCCGCGCGGGCGGCGGAAGGGGACGAACCACCGAATATCGCCTCAGCGGAATGGGTGCAGATATTGCACCCATTGGCCCGGAAAGGGTGCAACCGGCGACACAAAGGGTGCAACGGGCTGCACCCGAACCCATTAACCCAACTACTAAGGCGACGCCGATCCCAGATCGAGTGGACCGCCGTGCCCTCGCTGCCGCTCGGGCAGGCCGGGTCCCCTCAGAGGCAGTAGCCGATCGGCTCGCGAAGACCAGGCAGCAGATTAAAGGAACCGGCCTGAAACGTTGAATCCGGCCGTTCAGATTAAACCTTGGTTTAACCTAGCGGCCTGCGGTGCGCAGCCCGGTGACGCCTTCCTTCGTCGAGGCGAACCCGCCGCCGCCCTCACCAAAGTCCGCGGTGCGCGCACCGGCCGCGCTGCGGATCTTCTTGACGGCATCCACGTTCCCCTCGAACTCGGCCTCCACCAGGTCCTCGTCGGAGACGAGCTGACCCGCTTGGCCGGGAAGCTGGGTGGTGAGCCCGCGCAGCTGCGCGGCCGCGCCGAACCCCTGCAGCGCCTCCTGCTCGCTGATGCCACGCTCTGCGAGGCGCTCCGCCGTCCCAACCACGATGTTGCCGAACCCTGCGGCCAGCGCCGCACCGCCGACCAGCGCCGCCTGGGTCTGCTTCTCGATCAGCGGCAACGCGCGGGTCGGGTCGATGAAGTACGCGAACGAGCCGGCCCGCGTCGTGCCGTACGCCTGCTGGAAGTACTCGGCGCCCTGCGTGTGCTGCTCGTCGAACACGGCCTGCCAGGACTGCAGGCGCCGCTGCATCCCGGCCGGGGACAGGTGGTTGCCGATGGCCGTGGCGAAGTCCGCTGGCTGGTCGTAGAAGCCGGGCGGGAACCCGTACGCGGTCAGCATTTCCCGAAAGGCGTTCTCGGTGCTGATGTACTCGGCCGGCGAGAGCACGTTGTAACCGTTGCGCTGCAGGAGCACGTTGCCGGCGAACCGGGTCCGCCACTCGTCGGTCTCCTGCAACAGCATCAGCATCGTGTCCTCGGAGTAGCCCTCGTCGATGTACTCGTTGATCCGCGACGCGAGCGACTCGAGCCCGTACAGCTTGAGCACCGAGTAGACGGCGACAGCAGCGTCGCGGTCGGCTCCGTACAGCCCGCCGAACGGGTCACTGGCTGGCATCGAGTCCTCCTAGGCGGCGACGAAGCCCATCTTGTTGAGCAGACCGTGCACGATCGACATGGACGCGTCCTGCCGCCACTGGGTGCCGCGGGACCGGCGGTCCTTGCGCAGCTCCCGCTCCCAGTCGGTGATCGACAGGGGCGCGGCGGCGCCGGTCTTCTGGTCGCGGGCCGACAACGCGGAACGGATCTTCGGGTCGAGCATGTTGATCTGCGCCGGGTTGATCTCCAACAGCTGGGCCATCGAGTTGACGTACGGGGAGGCGATGTCGGCCAGGTCCATACCGGCCTGCAGCTCTTGGGCGAAGCCGGGGAACGCTCGAGCGGCGCTCGTTCGGATCGCGGTCTGCACGTCCTCGACGCTGCGGTCGCCGCGCGCGATGGCCTGCACGTGGCCCTGATACCACTTGTCGTTGAACGTGTACCCGTTGGCCAGCGCGGAGGCCCGCAGCGCTTGCACGTTGACGCCGGCCTGGCCGACCATCCGGCCGTTCTGGAACCGCACGTAGCGGGACAGCCGGTCGCGCAGCTCCGCGTCGGAGTAGCCGAACAGCAGCGTGTGCTTGGCCATCAGCGAGAGCTGCTTGAAGTCCAGGTCCGAGCCGAGCGCGGCGGCCTGGTCCTTCACCGACGCGTACGTGGCGGCGAGCTGTTTCTTCCACTCGCCGGGGTCGACCTTCTGCATCGTCGACATGCGGCGCCACGTCTCACCGTGGCGGCGGAACCACTGGGTGTCGCGGAACTCTGCCTGGAACTTCTGCCGCGTCCAGTTGTGCTCCTTGGCCATGTTGAACAGGCGCCTCAACTCCGGGTCGGAGTTGATCATGGCGACGGTCCAGCCGAAGCCGGACGCGACCTCCTCGTTGGTGGGCATCGGTCACTACTTGATGACGATGGGCAGCGCCCAGGCGATGGCGGCGGCGAGCAGCCCCACCGAGACCCAGAACATGCCCCAAGCCTTGGCCATCCCGTGGATGATCGCGGCGATGAGGAAGAACAGGCAGGCGAGCGCGAACAGGAAGTCCTCGGTCATCGGTTCACCTCCATGATCAAAGAATGTTTCACGTGAAACATCGTCGTCGCAGACAGCATGACAGGCCGTATCACAGGAAGCTCGCCATCGAAACGCCCCACCAGTTCTCGTCGGGCAGGATGTCGCGGATACGCACGCTCAGCCCGGTCCGCGGCGCTTCGATGATCTGCCCGTTGCCGATGTACATGACGATGTGGTCGGCGCCGTCGTTGCGGGTGGAGTTGTCGGTGCCCAGTAGGTCTCCGGGCTGCAGCTGGTCGAGCGGGATGCGCTCGCCGATGTTGGCCTGGTCCCGCGACACGCGGGGCAGTTCGATGCCGAACGCGCGGTACACCTGCTGGATCAGCGCCGAGCAGTCGATGCCGCCCCGGCCGTTGCCGCCGAAGTCGTACGGCGTCCCGAGCCAGGTCATCGCCTCCCGCACGATCTTCCCCCGGATGCCGTCGGCGATCAGCGACCCGCCGGGGAACGCCCGGCTGAACTCCTCAGCCGTGAGCCGGGGAAGTGTCCACGGTTGAGGAATCCAGTCGGTGTCGAGCTCGGCCGGAATGTCCGCCCCGAGGTCGAGCATGTCCGGGGTGGTGATCCCGGTCGGCGGTTCGGCGGTCGTCACGCTCATCGGCTACACCGGGGTTCCGAGCGACTCGAACAGTTCGGGCATGAACTCCGTGGCGACCTGGTAGTCGCCCTCCTCGGTGCCGAATTCGCGGTCGGCGAAGTCCTGCGCGAACACCTGCGGGTTCACCCCGCCCGTCGTGGTGGAGGACACCTGGGCGCCGCCGGCGCCGTAGTGGGTGGTGGTGACCGACGGGTTGGCCCGCTGCGCCTGGTTGAGCTGCGCCTGGAAGTCGTCCAGCTCCGACTCGGACACGTCGCGGCCGACCGCGGCGGCGAGGACCTGCCGCAGGATGGCCCGCGCCTCCTGCGGTGTGGTGATGTTGATCTGCTTGTTGACCACGGTGCGCGGGCCGGTGCCCTCGCCGCCGCCGCCGGGCGCCTGCCCCATCAACGCCACGATGTCGAACGGGGTCATCGACTTGCCCGCGGCGTACACGTCGGCGGCGGTGCGCACCGCGTTGGCCCAGGCGGAGGCGAGCTGCTGGTCGGTCCAGTCCTGGGGGATGATCCCGGCGGCGACGAGCCGCTCGGCGATCCTCTTGCGCTCCTGCGGGTCGGTGTAGATCAGGTTCAGCGCGGCCGACAGGCCGACCGTCTGCTGCTGGCGCACCATCGCGGTTGTGATGCCGGACACGTTGGCCTCGAGCCGGGGCTGCCGCAACTGCTGGCGCACCTTCTCGTAGCCCATCAGCACGGACGGTTCCCCGCCCATGCCGGGCATGCCGGGCATGCCGAGCTGGGCGGTCGACGGGATGCTCATGCCGAGGATCGCGCCCAGCGTGGCCGCGTCGTTGTTGTCGGCCCCGAACGGCATCACACACCCCTTTGCAGCGTGTCGTTGTCGAGCCACCTGGCCTGGATCGACGCGAACGCGAGATCGGTGGATCGCAGCTGGGCGACGTACGCCTCCCACATGAACCGAAGGTCGGCGTTCTGTTCGGCCTGCAGGTTCAGCGACCCGCCGGCCTGGTCGCGGGCCCGCAGCACGGCGAGGAACGCGTCCCGCTTGGCCGCGTACTCCCGCAGCGACGCCCAGCCGGCCGCGTCCCGCAGGCGCGGGTCGTCCATCGTGGCCTTCACCGCGGCCATGACGTTCGCGGCCTTCTCCGTGTCGTAGGTGGTGTAGTCGGCGTACCAGTCGGGGAACTTCTGCTGCAGCGCCAGCCGCACCGCCGTCTTCAACTGGGCCAGGTCGGCCGCTCGAGGGTCGGACAGCGAGGCGACGCCGCGTGCCTTCATCTGCCCGTCGAGCCAGCGCGACGCGGCGATCCACTTCTCCCAGCCCTGCGAGCGGTTGATCTCCAACAGGGCGGCCTGCGGGTCGAGCGGCTTACGCATCCGCTCGGTGGAGCCGGTGCCGGCGCCGGTGCGGAACTGCCACTCGTACACGGCGCGGGAGAACTTGCCGTCACCAACATCGTCGCCAACAAACAGGCCCGAATACTCGGGGTAGCGGCCGATCAGGTCCTTCATCTGCCTGTAGGCGTGGAAGCCCTCCTTGGTGGGGGCCACCGACACCGCCGCCTTGGACATGGCCAGGGTAAACGGCCAGTACTCTTCGCCGAAGTCGCGGATAAACATCGACTCCCAGCTCTGCCCGTCCGGCCCGCCGTCAGCGCCCCACTTGTCCTGGTACTCCTTGGCCCGGTCGATGTAGAACTGGTACGGCGACTGGTATTGGGGGATCGCGGGGAACGTCAGGTTGACGAACGTGCGCAGGTGAAAGAAGCTCTTGGCCCGCCGCTTCGCCTCGTCGATCAGCTCCGCGTCCGACATCTGGTTGCGGCCGGTGTTCCGCTCGTACACCAGGTCGGAGAAGATCCGCGTCCAGGTGCGGGTAAACGCCTCATCCTCCGACGTGGACGAGCGCAGCCGCTTGGCCCACGCGGGAATGAACTGGTCGAGCGCGTCGTCGCCGGGCCCGAACGGCAGGATGAACTTGATCGAGTCGGCCACATCCGGCCGGTCGCGGGCGAACGCGGCGGCGGGGATCGCAACCATGTACCCGGCGCCGGGGATCATCGGGTTCTGCCCGGAGGTCATCGGCAGGATCGACGCCTTGGTGAACCCCATCGCGCCCAGGTGTTTCGCGCCGGGGATGTGCTTGCGGGCCCACTCCGGGACCGGCAGCACGAGCACCTGGTCGCCGTACTCGTTCTCCTTGACCCAGCCGGCCTTGTCGGGCATGTTCCACAGCTGCAGGCCGCGGCCGATCCGGGACGGGTCCTCGACGAACAGCTGGCCCCACGTTTTCATCATGTCGTGCCACGCCCCGTAGAACGGGACCAGGAACCGCACCGAGCGGGCGATGTTGGGCTGCTCGGTCAGCTCGTACATGGTTTCGCGGGTCTGCCGCAGCGCGTAGGCGCGGGAATGGTCCTGCATGCGCCGCAGCTCGGCCTCGTCGAGGATGCCCTTCCCGCCGGGGTCGTAGGCGTGTAGCAGTTCGCGCATCTTCGCCCGGTAGGACAGTTCGGCGAAGGGGTGCCGCACGAGCACGTCGTTGGGTGCGGCGCCCAGCGCGTCCATCGCCCGGTCGACGCTGCTGCGCAGGAACCGCATCGGGATGGACGCCCCGGACGCGATTTTCAGCTGCTCGGCGTGGACGGTGGGCCGCAGTGTCGCCTCGGGCACTGCCCGTTCGAGGTCGGAGAACTTCATCCGCTTCCGGCCGGCGGCCACGGCCCGCAGTTCTGGGGTGGGCAGCAGATGTTCGACGTGCATTCGGGCTTCCTGCGCCCACAGGTTCGGGTTGCCGCCGCGCAGGCCCATCCGGCGGCGGATCTGACGGCCCTCGCTGGTGCGCAGCCAGCGCACGATCTGCTCGTCGGTCTGGCCTTCGAGGACCTTGCGGAACACCGGCCCGGAGAGGATCTGGTCGTTGACCGCGCGCAGCCACGCGTCCTTGTAGCCGTCGTCCAGCGGCGCCTTCTCCACCCAGTCCGACGCGGCGGTGCGCATCCGGTTGATCAGCGTGCCCTGGTCGGTGGTGAGCTGCCGCAGGTGGTCGCGGGCGGAGATCAGCGACCGCAGCGCGGCCGCGCCTTCCCCGCCGTACAGGTCTTCCACCTCGTACCGGCCCAGCTGCACGGTGCCGCCGAACAGCCGATCAACCTCGGTCTGCGCCTCCTTGAGCCGTTCCAGCACGCCGAGCTCGACATCGGTGGCCCGGCCGACCGATGCCTTCTGCTCCAACCGTGCGATGGCCTTCTCGGTGCGGTCGGCGACGTTCTCGACGTGCCGGCCCTTGAGCGCGCGGCCGACCATCGGCAGGTAGGAGATGACGCCGTGGACGGCGATGGTGCGCAGCGACTCGTCGGTGATGTTCCGCACGGTGTAGCCCAGGCGGAGCAGCTGCGCCGGTTTCCACACGTTGTTGAACGCCTGCCCGACCTCCTCCAACCCGGCCAGGAATTGGGGGAGCGGCTTGCGGCGGCGGATCGCGTCGAGCACCACCTCGAGGTCGGCTTCGCGGCCTTTCAGCTCGGGCGCGTAGCGGCGCAGCACCCGGTCGAGGTCGGTGAGGTCGAGCAGCGCGTGGTAGTTCTCGTTCTGGGACACGTCGATCGGCACCCGCAGCACCGACTTGTCGTCGAGGATCGAGTCGATCCGCTGCCCGTCGCGGGTGACCGTCGAGTACATGGGGTCGGACAGGCGGGCGAACACCTCGGAGCGGCGCACCTGCCCGTGCTTGAGGATCAGGTCGGCGGTTTCGCGGGACACCCCGGCCCTGACGGCGGCGGCGGTGGTGGCGGCGGACTCGGCCTTTTCGAGGACGGTGCGCATCCCGGCCTCGTTGATTCCCCGGTCGGTGGCCTGCGCCCACTCCAACATGAGCCGGCCGCGGGAGTCGCGGTCGACGCCGGACTGCTCCAAGAACCGCTGCACGTTGATCCAGCTCGTGGAGTCGTGGTAGTTGACCACACCGGGCCGGATCGTCGAAGCGGCCTTGACCACCCGGATCGGCACGTTGTACGGGCTGGGCTGCCAGGTGTCCCACGACACGTGGTCGCCGATGGTCTGCCGCAACCCCACTGCGGGTTTGCGTTCGAGCGTTCCGGCCACGTCGGCGAGCATCTGGTTGCGGGTGACGACCGGCTTGGCGGCTTCCGCCTCGGCCCGCAGGTCGGCGGTGGTCTTCTTGCCCCACGCCACCTGGAACGTGTTGGTTTCCCCGGCCAGCACCTTCTCCATCAGCGGGATCTTCGTGTCGACCAGGTAGTCCAGCTGTGCGGCGCTGTCGGCGGAACGCACGCGCAGTGCCCGCTCGGCGAGCGGGTCGCGCAGCATCGCCGTTCGCAGGATCATCCGAGCGTCCTCGGGGTCCTCGGCGTGGGCAAGCAGCCAAATCAGCTTCGGTGTCTCCGGGTTGCGGGAGTCGGCGATGGCCTTGTTGCGGGACAGCCACGCGGCGCGGCTGTCCGGGGTGCCGCGCTGGAACAGCTGGCCCAGGAAACGGTCGGTGCGGTTGTTGGCCAGCGTCGCGTCGATCGTGGCCTGGTTGGTGAAGGTGCGGGCTGCGCGCAGCGCCGCAGCACCTTTGCCGATGGCCACGGTCGGGTCGAAGAACACGTTGGCGTAGAAGTCCATCGCCCCAGAAATCTGCGACCCGGCCGGCAGGTCGCCGACGGCGCGGCGGATACCGTCCCCGGTGGACAGGTCGTACTTTTCGACGCCCTGCTGGCCGGGGATCAGCATCGCTATCGCCGAACCCCAGCCGGCCGCGTTGGCCTGGCCGGGGGAAACGTGCTCCGCCTCGTGGTAGGCGCTGCCCCACTCCTCGCCGGACAGCAGCGCACCCGGCTGGGCCCCCTGAGCGCCCAACCCGAGAGCCTTCTGGAACTGGATCGACGTGGTGGCCGCCGGTTGGGACACCACGTTCGACCACATCCACATGTACGCCTCGGACGCTCTGGCCAGGGGCGCGGCGAACGCTTCATCAACACCGAACATGGCCTGGTCGAGACCGCCGCCGATCCGGCCGAACCCTTGGCCGACATCGCCGAACCGGACCGAAGCCCGGCTGCGGATCTTGTCGAGGAGACTGTCGAACTCGGGGTCGTCGGTGAGCGGCATGAACGCGATGTCGGCGACCATCCCCACGGGCGCGTACAGTGCTTGAGCACCGCCGGAGATCGCATCCCCTATGCCTGCCGCTGCGCGCCCGAGCCGGTCGGTCCAGCCCATGTCAGGCCCCGGCGAGGAGCCGCTGCACCCACGACACGTAGCTCGGTGACGCTCCGGCGCGGGACGCGTGGAACACGAACGCGGGCACGTACGGCTGCAACGCCTGGTAGTCGCGGCGGGTCACATCCAGCTCGGGGTTGACCAGGCCGAGCGCTTCCGGGCCGGGTCCGGCTCCGAGGGCGGCGCCGGCGGTGACCGGCTCGCTCAGGTCGTCGGGCGGGCCGAGCAGGTCGCCCATGCTGCCCGCCTTGACCGCGCCGTCGGGGAACGCGGGCGGCATCCCAGTCGGCTGCTGCGGCGGCGCCATCGGCACGGCCTGCTGCGCGGCCATCTGCTGGGTCGCGGCGCCGTACTCCTGCCCCTTGGTGGCCTGCGCGGGCAGCGGTTTGGCCTCGTTGAGGTCGGTGCGGTTGCCGTACGCGGTGCCGGGTGTGCCCTGACGCGGACCGCCGCGGTTGCCGGGAGCTTTGCGGGGCATCAGCCACCTCCGAACGCGGCGGCGAGCGCGGCCTGCAACGACCGCGGGCCGATCTCGGTGGGCTGCTCGCCGCCCATGCCTGGCAGCGCCAGACCCGGCTGGGCCTCTGGCGAGCCGGGTGGGACCGGCCCGGCCGGGGTGCCCGGCTCGCCGGATGAGGCTTGCCGTTCCTGCGCTTCCTGGTTGACCCGATCGAACGCGTCCTCGATCGACATGCCCTGCTTGCGGTAGCGGATCAACTTCGCCAGGTCGGGTGGGGTGATCTGCCCGGCCTGGGCTTGGGTGAGCACCGCCGCCAGCCCGGCGTCCTCGAGCGCCTCCACCTCGATCTGGGTTTGCTCCTGCTCCGGGTTTTTGATCAGCGGAGACAGCGCCATCGACGTGCGGCGCGACATCTGCCGGGTGCCGATCATCTGCCCGGTCTGGATGGTCAGGTTCTCCGAGTCGGTGCCCGCCAACGGCTGCTCGACGGCGACCACATCGGAGTCGAAGTCGCGGTCCGGCACGTAGGTGACCGAACGGTCGGCCACCTTCACGTACAGCTTGACCTGCCGCTTGCCGAACCACGCCTGCGCGATCTTCTGCGCCAGGCGGGTTTCGATCTCGCGGGCGCGGGCCATGAGCATCTGGATCTCGGCGAGCATGAAGTCGATCTGCGCGCCCATCACCTGCCGGCCGCGGCGGGCGGTGCGGATGTTCGTGTTCGACTCGCCGCCGAACTCCGAGGCCACGAACGAGTTGACGCCCTGCGCCCGCTCAAGCCGGTCGATCATGTTTGTGGTCAGCGCCCCGGTGGGCTGGCCGACGGCCTGCGGGAGGCCCTCCACCTCGTTCCACTCGCCTGTGCGGCCGTCGAACGGGCCTCGGATGAACCGTGGGGTCTCACCAGGCTGGCGGGAGATCAGGAACATGTCGGGGAACACGTCCCGCTCGACCGCGATCAGCCCGAGCGCCATCAGCTTCGACTGCGCGTGGTATTGGCCGATCGCGCCGTCGAACTGGCCGCGCGGCCGGTCCAGGGTGATCCGGCCGGGCATCACCACCTGGCATTCGCCGATCAAGTTCTGCATCCGGTCCAACTCAACCGCCATGCCGAACACCCCGGACACTCCGGTGGAGTAGTACGGGTTGTGCACGGGGTTGGCCAGGCCGACGATCACAGCCTCGTGCTCGTCGAACCATTCGATGACCTCGAACAGCTCCGACGGGTCGATCTCGTTCGGGCGCCGGCCGCGCAGCAGCATCGGCGCCGCGGGGTACTTGGAGGCGAGCCAGGCGTAGGTGTGGCGGACGATGAACGCGCAGTCCTTGGGCGCCATGTCCCGCACCGGGTTGCCGGTGGGTGGCGGGGGGTAGGCGGCGAGCGGGTCGCGGATCTCCCAGCAGGGCAGGCCCTTGCCGATGTCGGGGCGGATGATCGTCGCGTAGGAGCCGTAGCCGGACAGCCAGCGGGCCCGCTGCGCGTCCGCGATCTCAAGGTCGGCGTACTCCCACCAGCCGAAGATCGCGTTCCTGCGGATAGCTGCCCGTTCGACGGACAGCTCGTCCATCGGGTCGTCGGGTGGGCAGCGCAGCATCGGCTGCACCGACGCGGCGCGGGTCGCGGTCTGGTCGATCCCCGTCAAGATCAGGTTGGGGACGAACGGCCGCTCCGTCTTGTCCATTTCCGGCAGCGGAACCACGATGTCGGTGTTGTACACGTCGCGGATTTCCCGCATGGCCTCGATGACGGAACCGCGCTTGCGCCGGCGACCCTCGACGATGGCGTGGATCTCCTCGGCCGAGTAGCTCACTCGCGCCCCCAAGGGTGATCGTTGCTGCTGAGGGCAGTGTAGGGCCGTCGCTGTCCACAGGACGACAGGCGCGTCATCAGGTGCGCTCCCGGTCGCTGTCGGTCGGCATGTCCATCTGCTCGGCGATGCGCAGCATGCCGACCCGCTCGAACCAGGTCAGCCCGTCCGACCAGCAGGTGGTGAGCCGCACGTCGCCGTTCTCCTCGATCACCTTGATGACCACAACCGCACCGCCGACCAGCTCCCCGTCGGCGATGGTGGCGACACAGCCGGCCGCGTCGAGAATGTGCCCGATCGGCTTCTTGGTTTCGCTGTTGTCGTCTTCCCATGCGCTCATGCGCTTCTCCTCAGCCGCGCCGCGGCGTACCTGTCTTTGACGGCGACGAAGCCGGGCCGGTGCTGTTTGCGGCGCTTGTTGTTGACCGGCGGGAAGATGCTGCGGTAGCGCAGCTCCGCGAACCAGTCGGCCATCACCGTGTCGTCGGTTTTGGCGAACGGGAAATTGGTGTGCTCGTAGACGAATACCCTCATATTGGGGTCCTGCCTCGATTTTCCGGGCAGCCGGATCCGGCCGTATTTGAACGGGTCGCGGAGAATGTCGGGGCCGGTCTCCTCGTCGGGTTTGTTCTTTCCGGTGGTGTAGTGCGGGACCAAAATCACATTCCGCTGCGCCCGCCAGTCCTCCCACCTGCGGTTGTGGAAAAGGAGCCGCTGCAGCGCGTTGTATTCGGGGATCACATGGGAGGGCCGGAATCCGAGTTTGGTGGCCCGCTGCCACATGTCCTCGACCTTGCCTTTGAACTTGCCCGAATACACTTCCTGTTCGAGCAGGTCGTCCAAGCCGAGCGGTTCACGCACACAGTCGATAAGCCAGCGTTTCTCCAACTTGGAGTGTGTGATCCACGTTTCGATGGCCCAGAACTTGGTACCGGACGGGTCGATGGTCATGAGCGTCTTGCAGCCGGGCGGGAGGTCCTTCGGGATCTCGAGGAGTGCCCGGTCCATGTCCCAGCAGCCGACGAAATCCTCCCCGGTTTCGGGGTCGATTCCGCCGTTGACCCACAGCGCCGGCACGAGCACCGAATCGGGGTCGGTTTCTTCCTGCTGGTAGGTGACCCGATAGCGGTGGTGCCGGTCGGCCATCTTCTTGATGAGGTCGACCCACGGGAGCCGTTTCGGGTCGAGCAGGCATCCCCCTTCGCCGTACGGTTTCGCGTCGGGGCCGTGGTCGTCTTTGCATTCGAGGTCGAAGTGGGCGGGCAGCACGAAATGCTGGTAGACGGGTTTCCCGTCCAAGTCGACCTGATCCAAACAATGCCGGGATATGTCGGTGGCGCCCAACCGCTGCATGACGAGCAGGAACAGCCCGCCCGGTTCGAGCCGGTTTTCGGCGACCTGCCCCCACTGGTTGAAGAAGGTCTCGCGTACATCCTCGGACGCTTTGATGGTCTTGAGGTCGTCAACGTCGTCCCACACGATCAGCCGATAGCGGCCGCCGAGATAGCCGCCGTCGAATCCGAACGCAGTAACCGAGGGTTCTTTGTCGACGGTGGGTTCGCCGTCTTTGGACACGACGGTGAATCGGTTCTGGGCCCAGAAGTTGGTCTCGCCGCGCTGGTCGGGGCGGAACCGGCCGTAGTCGCCCATCAGCGTCGACTCGGCGTCGGTGGCAAGGCCCAGCTCGAGGTCTCGGACACCGGCGCGCAGCGGCAGGGTGCGGGTGAACTCGTCGCGGATCTGGACCGTGTTCAGCGTGGCCTGGTCGATGATCCGCGACCCCCACATGGTGGACAGGGTGCGGTCCTTGGTGGTGAGCCAGTTCACCAGGTCCCGGACGAACGTGGTCTTGCCGACGCCCGGCGGCAGATTGACCACGGCGTACACCCGCTCGGGCGCGTACAACCACTCGTCGATCTTCTGCGCCAGCTCGGCAGCCCACGGCACCTCAGCCCGCCCGTAGAAGCGGCGCCGGAAGTACAGGAAGTCGGCAAGCGCTTTCTCAGCGGGCTTACTCAGCCGCCGGCCGCGTTTGATGTCCTTCCCCGACGTGGACGACATCCAACGGCGGTAGGCGGCGGCGCCGGAAGTGGAGTCGGGATCGGCGAACACCCGGTCGGCCTGGTGGGTGCTGATGTTGGCGAGCTCGGCGGCTTCTTTGCGGGTGCGGCCACGGGCCAGCAAAGCGAAGAACGCGTCCCACTGCTCGTTGCTGATCAGACGCGGCATGCCCCGAGTGTAGGGGCGTCAGATGCTACGGCCCGTCAGTGTCGTCGTAGGCGTCGAGCGCGATACGGAACTCCGCAACGAGCAACTCTGTGATCTCCCACGGGGCCGGTTCGCGGCCGAGCTTGGCCCGGAACGCGGCCCGGATCTCCTCCTCGGAGATCATGACCAGCGAGGATCGCCAGGTTTGATGATCCCGCCGCCGGGGGCGATGATCTGCCCGGCGCCGTTGCCCTGGATCTGCTCGTGCCGCAACGCCTCCACCAAATGCTGGGCGAGAAAGTGCTCGTTGAACCGCTTCACCGACTCCCACACGTCGCCGGTGCTGCTGACGGTGCCGATCCCGAACCCTTCACCCTGCCGGAAGTAGTACATGACCAGGAACCCGTCGATGCGGTCGATCCCTGCGGCCGCGGCCAGGTCGGTCACGAACTGGGCCGCGTCGTCCTGCCGCTGCCGGTGGACAGCTATCGGGGAGCCGTCGCGGATCACACCGCGGTCGAGGAGATCCTGCACGGAGGCGATGAGACGTTGCCTGGTCTCCTCGTCACCGTCGGCCCACATCTTGGTGGTCTCGAACCACTCCTGCGCGATGCGCTCAGCGGGTGTCATGGCGGAATCCTCGGTTTCCCAGCATGTGCTTGACGGCTTCGATCCGCTCGGCGTCGAGCTTGTCCCGATCGACGACGTACAGCCGGTCGTCGCTCACGTACTTGGATACCACCACGTTGATGATCTGCTCGCCGATGCCGTGGGCGGCGAGGATGCCCTTCACGCGGGACTCGTTCTCCGGGGAGCACAGGATCGTCTTGCGGTTGTCGAGGAGCACCTGCACCCAGAAGCGCACCTCGTCCAGCGGGGAGAGCCGACCGCCGTCCTGCTGCGGCCGGTCTCCCACGCTGAATGCATCCACTAGGCGGCGACCTTCTGGTGCGTGTCGAGGTCGTGGTTGCACATCATGCACAGCTCCGGGTTGCCGCTGGCGTGCCCGTCGCGGAACTCGGCGCATGAGCACAGCTGGCACTTGCCGCCCTGCGGTTCGGGCGGCAGCATCCCGGCTATTTCGTCGCGCTTGACGAACTGGGACAGGTCGAGGTCGAGCGGCCGACCGCTCTTGATCTCCTCGATGTCGCCTTGGAGGGTGGCGATGGCGACGAACGGGTCCGCCCCGTCCTGCGCGGTCTTGGTCTTCTCCAACTCGGCGACGCGCTGCTCGAGCGCCGAGAACTGCTCGTCGGTGGTCTGCGCGCCGCCCTTGACACCGTCGGTGAGCGCGGCGACCTGCTGCTCGAGCGCGGTCAACCGCGCGGCGGTGGTGGGTGGCTTCGTGGTCTGCTCGGTCACGTGTGTCGCTCCTTCTGCTAGATCTTCTCAGGCCAGTGCCAGGTGCCGCCCGCGAAGACGGCGCCGCCGCACATGTTCGTCGGCTGCAGGTGGTCGACCTGCCCACCGTCGGCAGGGCAGCCGCCGGCGGCGAGCGGGTGAAAGAACATCCCGGTCGGGTTCAGCACGGCCAGGCCGACCTTCTCGGGGAGCATCGCCTGTATCGCGGTCAGGTTCTCGCCCTGGACCTCGGTGACGACCGCGGCGCGGCACTCGCGGTTGAACTCGCCGCCCGGCGTGCCGTAGCTGACGTAGTGGACGATCAGGCCGACGCTGGGCTTCACCTGTGGACTCCTCTCACATGCCCGCACCTGCAGCGGAGCGGGGAAGTGGGTTGCGGCTCGAACCCCAGGCAATCGCATGGGGCGTTATCGACGACGGTACGACACGCCGGACCGACCACCAGAGCATCCTCGGCCGCTCGCTGCCCGGCTGTGATTGTCGCGGCCACGGCGTCCTGCACGCTGGGGATGCCGCCTTCGGCGTGTTCGACCGGCTCGAAGCAGGTGTGCGGCGCGCCGTGATAAGGCAGAACTCGCTGGCAGTCCGGGCAGGACCGGCCACGCCAGTCGTCGGCCCGCGGTTCGGCCACCGTGCCGTACGGGTTGTCGATGGCGACCGTGACCTTGCCGTCCACGTAGTCATCGAGAGCCGCTGCGATGATCTCAGAGACGGTGGTGCCGTTCGCCTCGGCGCGGGCCTTGGCCTGCTCGTAGCGGCCCTGCGGGTAGCGGTAGGTGTGCCGCTTCTCGCTCACTGGTCGACCTCCGGGTGCGGGCCGGTCACCAGGGTGTTGGGGTCGATCCGCAGTTCCCACGTCACCAGCAGCCCGGTCGCTTTGGCCCACGCCTCGGTGAAGCACTGCGGGCAAGTGATCTCGCCGGGGTCCATGACCCGGTTCCACTCGTGGCTGGCGACAAACCAGGACTTCACGTTCCGACCGCCGCACCGCTGACAGCGGTCCTCGGGGTGACTGGTCCGGGTCCAACGGCGCAGATTCCGGCCGTACACGAACATCAAGGCGACGGCGAGTGGCAGCAGCCCCCACGCCGCGTACAGCACCGCGAACGCGACCCATCCGGCCTGGCCGACCAGCCCGAGCACCCACGCGACCGGCCGCTTCGACCCGGCGAGCCACATGACGGTGATCGTGTTCGCCGACAGCAGCCACGGAAGGATCTGGCGGATCACAGCATCCCCGCAGCATCGAGGGCCTGCCTGGCCTGGTCGAGCCGGTCCCACTTGTCGGGGTCGCCGCCCCGGTCGGGGTGGTAGTGCTTGACAAGCAGTCGGTAGATGTCTCTCGGTGTGGCGTTGGCGTAGTCACCGGTAACTTGCCGCCGCATCCACGCCTCGGCTTCGACGGCCGACGTGAACCCGCCCTTGCTCGTGCCGGCGGACAGCTGCTTCCAGCCCGTGTACTGCTCGCCGCGGTTGGTCACCCCGTAGCGGTCCACGGCGCGCAGCGCCTCCAACGACAAGGCGATAGCGCGCACGTTCGCCTGCCAGGAGGTCAGCCCGCCCTGCCACCGCTGTTCGTAGGCGTCGGTGGCGTAACGCAGCGGCCCGTGACGGGAGTTGAGGGTGATCACCACACCGGGATAGCCGACCGTGGCGTGGGTGCGGAGCATCCCATCGCGGCGCAGGTCGGCCTCGGTCACGTCGATCTGCAACACGATCAGATCGGCGCCGAGTTTCTCGGCCTCGAACCGCAGCAGCCGCAGCGTGCTGTCCCAGTTGGCTTGGAACACCGACGCGGAGCGGCGCTTGGTGGTGACCGGATCGGTCCAAGCACCCAGCGGCCGGATCTCGTAGCGGACGGTCACAGCGGGTCACCCGGTTCGTCGTCCGGCGGGTCGCCTGGCAGGGTAAGTCCGCCAGCGTCCTGCGCCGGGTCCTTCTCCTCGACGAGGGGCATGCGTGGGATGCCGTCCTGCCACACCGACTCGTGGACGGCTTGGATGACCACCCACCGGCCGGACTGGTCGTGCTGCAACGCGAACGGTGTCTGGGCCGGGATGCCTTCAAGGTCGGCCTCATCGATGAACGCGCGCAGATCCCCGAGGGTCAAGTACTGGCCGTTGTCGGCGCCGACCGCGACGGTCACCCGGTTGAACGTGCCGTGCACCGCTGTCATGTCACATCCTCGGGATCGGCTGGTATTGGCCTTGGTCGTCGCCGGGTAGGGCCATCGGAACGAAGTGGGTGTCGTTGCCGGCGAGGAACACCTGCAACGCGAAACCAGGTTGGAGGTCGGCCACGACGATCGCTGGGAGCTGCTGCCCCGGCGAGTGGTAGAAGCCGTGGAACGTCGGCTCCGGGACCTGCCCGCCGGCTCGCAGCAGCGGGAACCGCCGTGTTTCGATCTGCCCGCAGTCGTATGAGGCGAGCCGGTACAGCACTATCCGGCCGAGGTTCACCGGACGGCCACCCACACGATCGCCGGGTTGCCGCCGACGGTGGCCCGCCGACGGCCGGAGTCCTCCACCAGCCCGGCTTCGACCAACTCGAGCCGGCGTGGCCGGACCGAGTTCTGCGACAGGCTGAGCGCGTAGCCGATCTCCTCGTCGGTCAGCCCCCCAACACCGCGGTCGCGGATCAGGTCCAGCACCCGCTGCCGTTGGGTGGGTGTCTTCGGCGAGACCGCCAGTGCCGCCGCGACCTGGGTGTCGGTCGGCCGACTGGGCAGATACGTGTGCTGCCGCTGGGGCTGGTTGAACATGTCACCCTGGGTTACTGTCACCGCCGGACACCTCCTCGCACGTGGTCGCGTTTCATCCGCCGGTACAGCCACCGCCACACGCGGCGCTGCTCCGGGCCCGACCGGGCAACATCGGCGGCGTCGACCGCCTCCCACGCCTCCCGCCGCAGACGGCGCGCCACGGTGCCTCTCACAGCTGGTGCCTCCCGCCCATCGCCCGGTTCCACTTGTGCCGCATCCGCTGCTGCTGCCTCGCCGTCGGACGTTTCCGTCCGCGTAGGTACACCTGCCGGCGTCGCTCGATTCCCATCGGGGTGGCGGTGCTCACTGCCCGTCGCCTTCCGGCTCCTCACCGAGCGCCTTGTCGATCTCGGCGAGCTTGGCCGGGCTGAAAAACTCGGCGTACCAGTACATGGTCGGCTCGGGCCAGCGACCGGCCAGCGGCCCCTCATCCCCGGCGTAGATCGTCGGCGGGTGCGCCCAGATCCCCTTGCCGTCCCGCGCCGCGATCTCGGTCACGGACAGCAACACGTTGTACCGCAGCACCTCCTCCACGACCTCCCGCGGCAGGTTCCCCGCGTAGACCGCCGCCGCGTAACGCTCGGGCAGGAACATCTGCTCCCGCAGCGTCGCGTAGTCGGTGAACGGCACCGCCCGCACCAACCCCATGTGGTAGCCGATCTCGGAGCCGTGCCCCAGCCCGTCGCCGCTCGGCGCGTCCGTCACTCGGGTTCCACCTCGTTCAGGTACACGCCGGGATGCTCCGGATACTCGGCGCCGGAGTCGATCGGCTCATAGGTGACATCCGGGTCGCTCACTGCTTGACCCCCAGCTCGTCGGCCGCGGCGTGCAGCCCAGCGCGGCGCAGCCACGAATCACGCTTGGCGTTCGGCCAGTACTCGGCGCGCCACTCCATGACCCGCCCGCCCGGCGACACCGACGCGAGACTGCCCTCAACCTCAGGGAACGGCAGATCCCGCACCGTTATCTCCGGCAGCCGCACCCAGTCGCCGACACCTTCCCGAGCGACCACCACGGTCAGAGCAGTCCACAGGTTGTAGGTGACGATCTCCCGCATCGCCTCCTCCGAGACACCCGCCTGCCACAGCACCCCGCTGCCGTACCGCTGAATCCCATCCGGGTCGTCCGGGAAGTACTGCGCCGTCGGAGCGTCGCTCACTGCGCCTCCCCCAAGACCCGCAGCACGGTGTCGGCCAGCCGCTCACACGCGCCACGCCGCGACAACACCGCCCCACCCGGATGCGCGACCAGCGGATCCGAGTTGAACGCGACAGCCAGCCGATCCCGAAGATCAGCAACACCCTCGGCGTCCTTCGTCACCCACACCGGGTCATACGTCGCGGCGAACACCACCGGGTCCACCAGCTCAAGCCGGCCACCCTCCGTCTTCACCACCCACACACCCGGCCGCGCCCACTCCGACCGCAGATCCGCCCGCCGCACATACAAGCCACCGTCCGGCGCGATATAACCCCCATCCGACCCGTCGAACAACTGCCACACAGCCGCCTCATTCGACCCCGACCACTGCACAGCCTCAACCACCAGCCGCCGCCGCTCGAACCGTCCAACTGTCATGACCGACACCCTAACAGCCGTCATGACACCACACCAGTCATGACACGGACGATCATGTGATAAAGGCCACCTGGACAGACGTAGGAGGGGGGGAGGGGCCGGGGGGTCCGGGCACACCCCCGGTCAAACCTGCACGTGTGAGAGCGGTCTCACGCCTGTGACCTGCGACGCTTACGAGAACACGCACGGCTATCGACCGTAGGTGTGGTGGTGGTGTCAATGGGGTGTTGACGTGGGGTTGCGTATGCGTGCGTGCGTAGGTGGCGTGGGCTCTGCGGTCCGCTGTGGGTGCGGGTGAGGGTGGATGGGGCGCTGGGGTGCGCTCGGGTTGGCGTGTGTGTGTGCGGGGTCCGCTGTAGGTGGGGTGCGCTGGTCCGCTGGCAGGTGTCAAGGCCGTGTTGACACGGGTTTGAGATCCGATGTCATCACCCTATTGACACCTTGCCCGAACCTGTCCTAATGTCTGCCTAGACAGTGCAACATGGAAGCGGGTGAGCTACGGTGCCAGCCATCGACACGGACACACTCCGGGGCGCAGCCGACCTACTGGACACGCTGCAGACCTTGGACAGTCCCGAGGATGTCGCCGTACTGGCGGGTGAAATGCGAGCCATGCTCGACAACCTGGCGAACGCGGTCACACGCGCGCGAGAGGCATCCGCTGCCAGCATGTGGCGCGCCGGTATGAGCGCAGCCGAGATCGGAGCAGCGCTAGGCGTGTCCCGCCAACGTGCGCACGTGCTCGCAACCGCTGGCATGCGCGACGGATGGGGAGTCGCGTCGATCCCGGACGCGTCCGACCCTCGGGCGGAGTACGACGCGTACCTACACGCGGAGTACCTGGCCGCTGAGGCAGCCACCTCCGGGCAGATGGTCAAACCCGAGTACCGCTCCGGTCCGGCCGCTGTTGACCCGCGCCGTTTCTTCTGGCTGCAGGGCAAGCCGCCCATGTACGCCGCATCTGAGGAGCTGCAGCGGTATTGGTCGGCCGGCGAGCACGCGACAGCCGGCCCGGACGGTCTGCCGCTCACCTACACCGCGTGGCTAGCACTGCGACGCGAGCCGCACCCCAGCACACACGCATGAGACAGGCATCGAGAGAACGGAGCACAGATCATGACCCAACGTGAGCAGCGCGAGAGGGTGGCCGAACTGTTCGCCACCCACGGACGCACCGAACCGCTGCCCGCCAACGACTGGCGCGCCATGCCGCCCGCAGCGTTTGACCCCTCCGTCAAGCCGCAACCCCTCGCGCTGTTCCCAGCGCCCGACCCCACCGGAACCCCAGACCTGTTCGACACCGAGGAGAGCTGATCGTGACCATGATCGACGACTACGGGCTGACCGCAGAGTCAACCGAAACCCGCGCAGCCACCGAGCCCGCGCACGCCGACTACCCGCACGAGCCCGGCACGCTGTACGACTGCCCCGCGTGCGAGTCCCGCTGCTTCTGTGGCGACATCCGCCGCGCCCCCTGGTGCATCTACTGCACGGGCGGCGACGCCGAGGAGACCGGCGCCAACGGCGAGCGCCTGTGCGGGTGCGGCCTCCACCACGACCAGCACACCGACTGACACTGCCTCTCGCGCACGGTCTGCCGACGTGCGCGGGAGAGTGTGCCAGACGCACACGCCCGAGAGAACAGGAGCACCACCCATGCGCACCTACAAGACCGGCGAGATCAGCCCGCAGAGCATCACCGCGCTGGGCCGCATGATCGAGACACGCGGACCCGAGCCGCTGCGAGACCTGCTGACCGAAGTACGGGACCTGCTCGCACGCGGTGAGGACGTGACCATCGGCAGCGAGACCTACAACGGGTGGGCCAACCACGAGACGTGGGCCGTGAGCCTGCACCTGGGCAACGACCAGGGCCTCTACAACGACACCAGGCAGCGGCTCGCCCGCGCCTACATCGAGGCTGAGTCGCCGTGGGCGGACAACATCGCAGACGAGGACAAGCGGTTCCGCACCAGCAAGGCGGCGGACGCGCTCAAGGACTGGGTGACAGACGAGCTGCTCTCGCCCGACTTCTGGCGCGACGACATGGGCGCGCCGATGCCCAAGGATCTCGAAATGATGCGCGTCGACTGCGGCAGCTTGTGGCGCGTCGACTGGTCCGAGATCGCCGGGAACTGGCTCGGCGACATCCACGCGGACGAGCTGGCCGAGCTGGCCCAGGACTGAGCCCCCACCGTGGGCGGTGTCAGCACCCCGTTGACACCGCCACGCGGCGGGCACTCAGCCCGACCTGAGAGAACGGAGCAAGCGATGGCACGGCGACCAATCGACGGGTTCACCCGCGTGGCGCGAACACCCGAAGAAGTGGCCAGCGGACGCGGCCGACGCACCGGGATAGTCCGGTGCGACCGCTGCGGCAAGCGGATCGAGGCGAGCGGCATGGGCATCGGCTCGCACCGTCGCAAGCACGCACGGGAGAGGCAGGAGCAGTGAGCATCACCTACACCGACATTTTCTGCGGGGCGGGCGGCTCGAGTATCGGCCTATCCGGCTCGGGCATGGAATTGAAGCTCGCCGCCAACCACTGGGCGCGCGCCATCGAAACCCACTCCGCCAACTACCCGGACGCCGAGCACCTGTGCGCCGATGTCAACAACTACGACATGAGGCGTCTACCCACCACCGATGTCCTGTGGGCCTCGCCGATCTGCACCGAGCTCTCACCCGCCGGGGGGAAGCGCAAGACACGCGGGCAGCTCGACCTACTGGCCGAAGGGCCGATCGACTCCGCCGGGTACGAGCGGACGCGGGCCACGTTCCACGACGTGATCCGGGCGACCGAGGTTCACCGCTACCGCGCGGTAATCGTTGAGAACGTGGTCGATGTGCTCGCCTGGGAGCTGTTCGACTGGTGGTTGGGCGGCATGAAACTGCTCGGCTACCGCTGCCAGTTCGTGTCCGTGTCGTCGGCGCACGTGGGCGGGCCGACCAACCCGCACGCGCCGCAGTGGCGGGACCGGCTGTACATGGTGTTCACCCGCGAGAGCATCCGCGAGCCGGACGTGACCCCGCGTCCGCTGGCCTGGTGCTTCGACTGTGGGGAGAACGTGCAAGCCGTGCAGTCGTGGCGTCGGCAGGGTGTGCGGATGATCGGCAAATACCGGCAGCAGTACGACTACCGCTGCCCCAACTCGGAATGCAAACACGCGATCGTAGAGCCGTACGTACTCCCGGCCGCTGCCGCTATCGACTGGTCGAACCTGGGCACCCGGATCGGCGACCGCACGAAGCCGCTCGCCGCGAACACCATGCGGCGCATCCAAGAGGGCCTACGCCAGTTCTCGCAGCCCGTCATAACCAACGTGGGCGGCAACACCTGGGAACGGCCAGGCTCCGGGTATGTGCGCGCCTGGCCGACCGGCGAGGCGCCGATGATGGCCCGCACCGGCACCCCCGCCGATGCGCTGGCATGCCCGCCGCTGGTGGTCAACATCAACCACCCGGACAACCGCAGCTTCCCCGCGCACGACGGCCCGTTGCCGTCGCGCACCATCAAACTCGGCGAAGGCATGCTCGTGCCCTCGGGCGGCACCTGGAACAACGCCCCGACCTGGACCGATGAGCCGATGCGGACCCGCCTCGCCAACGAGAAGGGATACGAGGGGATCTGCGTCCCGTTCATCACCGAGGCGCGCCGCAACTCTCAAGCCGCGTCCGTCGAGGATGACGCGCTGGCCACGGTCACCGCTGGCGGCAACCACCACGAGCTGACCATCCCGCCGGGCGCGTTCCACATGAAGGTCAACAGCGGGAACTGTGTGCCCGGCCAGGCCACCGACGAGGTTGGTCGCCCGTTCGGGTCCATCACCAGGCGGGACACGACCGCGCTGGTGATCCCCTATCGGCGCGGCCGGGCCAAGACCAGCGACGAGCCGTTGCACACGCTGGGCACCCACGACAGCGCCGGGCTGGTACGCCCGGAGATCGAGGTGGACGACTGCCTGTTCCGCATGCTGCAGCCACGCGAGCACCTGCGCGCGCAGCGGTTCCCCGACAGCTACATCGTGACCGGCAACAAAGGCGAGCAGACCATGCAGGCCGGTAACGCCGTATCCGCTAACGTCGCCCACTGGCTGGGCGAGCAGCTGCTAGCGGTTCTCTGACCTGGCACGGTCGTTGGCCAACGTTGACCAACGGTGACCAACGGCCGCGCCCGACCAGCGGGCGATTGAGAGAACGGAGCACGACATGGCGCAGTACTACGTCACGTGGGAGGAGCGCGTCCTACGCGGCACGCACATCGAGGCCAAGAATGCGGCCGAGGCCATCAAGAAGGGCAAGCGGGTCGCCGAGCAGGCTGGCGGGCAGCTTGTCGAGCCGATCGAGGACAGCGACTTCCACGCGGAGCGGTCCGATGTCTACGCCTAGCGCCGAGCCGCCGGTCGAGCACGACTGGAACGGGGCATTCTGCTCCGACTGCGGCGCCGACGAGGCGAGCAGCCTCGCGAGCGAGCCGTGCCGGGGCTTCTCACCCGGCATCACGAGAGAACGGAGCACGATCATGAGCAACACCGACGACACTGCCGCGCGCCCAGAGCTGACGTGGGAGATCTCGTGGCAGCCACGCGTGGAGTACCCGACCAACCCGCACTACACCCGGCACAGCGGCCACCAGCTGAGGTGGTCACTGGACGGCTCGTCGGCCGCAATCGTGCGGCGTCTGATCGGAATGCCCGAGCAAACCGTCATCGCCTTCGCAGCGTCGGAGATCCGCACGGTCGTACAGGTGACCGAGCCCGACCCGCACGTGGACGAGTTTCTGTCGCTGCTCGCCAAGGCGCAGACCGAGGACGACCCCGACGACGGGAGCGTGGCCAGCCTCACCGTCTGGCACGCGCTGCAGGCCGCTGTCGGCCTGTTGAAGAAGCGGGGCGTCGTCCCGGTGGGGAGCCTGTGATGGGCAACCGCGCACCGAAGCACGAGAGGTACGAGCAGATGGCCCGCAACGCCATCCGGGGCACCACCGCCGACGAACGCGATGAGGAGTACTTCGAGCCTCGGGAGGCGCTGGTCTATGCGTTGCTGTCTATGGCCGCGCAGATCGGGGAGCTGGCCGCAGCCGTGCGAGAGAGCCGCACCGAACAGGGGAGCCCGTGATGGACTACAGCACAACTCTGTCCGACCAGGACCGGACCAGAACATTCCGGGTGAACATCGTGCGGCTGCTGCTGGTGCAAACGCTGCTGCTCGCACTGATCGCAGCCGCGACGACAACGCTGCTGGTCCTCACAGTGTGGGGGAAGGCGCCGCTGAGCCCGCGCTGCGACGGCATGAACTGCGTGGTCGTGATCCAGGAGGACGGCCGAGCGGTCTGCTACGAGGAAGGCGACCCGTGGGCCGACTGCCAGCCCTGGGAGCGCCCGTGAACAGGCACCGTAGGCCACGGCACCGTGGCGCGAGCGGAGAACCCAACCTGGGCCAGCGGCTCGGGCTGTCGGTGGTCGCCCTCTCGGTGATCGCCCTCTTCTTCATCGACTTCAGCCTGAGCGACCGCATCATGTGGCTAGAGCTGCAGCACCTGCCAGGCCGGGGCGACGTGCACAGCAGCGTCGAGGAGTTTGCGCCCCCGCCCGTCGCGCAGGTCGAGCCCCCCAGCATCACCCGAGGTGCAGGCATCCGCCGCACCGATGGGACATGGGGGCCGATCGTCAACACCGCGCACGCCAACACGCTCGTGCTCTCGGTTGACACCGAAAGCGACGGCGACATCCGGGTGGACTTCCTGCCCGGCGGCGGGAAGGTCATCTACGGCAGCGCCGGTGACGACGAGTCAACGGTGACACCAGCGCTGGGCATGGACTGCGGCCCGTCGATGGCACCGGACTATATGATCATCCGCTGCTATGACCAGGTGACCGGGGCGTTCGTGCCCGGCTGGTCAACCAAGTGGAACGGGCCGAACACCAACCTGTGGCTGCTGACCGTGCAGGAGGATGCGGCATGACGTATCCCTGTCGAGCACCGGGCTGCCGCTGCCCAGACCACACCACCGCAGCGGACGAGCAGATCGGCCCGTGCCACCGCTGCGGCCACGCATGGTCGGAGCATCAGCACCGCCAGGAGGCAACGATGGCCACGACTGAGACAGGCCACGATGAGCTGCGCCTGCATCTGGCCGTGACGCTGCGGAAGGACAGCTCCGGGCCAGACCGCACGCCGGCCGAGGTAGCCGAGCAGCTCGGCCGGGACATCATGGAGATCGTGCGCACGGTGTGGGTCGATGACGAGGACGGGCCTGACACCGCGTACGAGATCGTGAAGGTGGAGGCAAGCGATGGTCACGACTGACATAGGCATCCGCAGCGCGATGCTGCGAGGGTGCCCGGTGCGCCCGTGGCGTCGAAAGCCGCAACTGCTGTGCGCGGCATGCTACTGCCAGGCCACCAGCTTCGTTGTAGACCGCGACCGGCGCATAGCCACCTGCCCCTGCCACTACGGCACCGAGCTTGACCGGATCTGGCGCAGCACATCCCGGTGCGAGGGGTACCCGCGGTTGCGGCAGACCTGGCGCGAGTTCGCCCCCGAGGCGCCGGGGCTGCTCCGCCGCAAGGCGAGAGCAGTTAGGAGACGACTGCGCAAGAAGATGAGGAGATCCCGTGCCCACGGGTGAGACTGGCCAGTTCCACCGGCGCATGCTTCGCCAGTTATACCGTGGCAAAGCCATCTGGTCGCTGGGCTGCACATGTGGCTGGCGGTGTGCCCAGACGAGGATGAAAAAGACGGTGGCAATTGGGCTCTACCGCGATCACCTGCTCGACATTCGGCGAGAAGTAGCCTTCCTGGCACCCGTGGGAGACGATTCGGGAGACACACCCACCAGCTCAGCCGAGCCAACGTGAGCCTACATGAGGCTAGGTGAGCCCAGGTTATTAGTCCTAACAGATCCGTGCTGGTCGGGTTCGGCCCGGCACCTCGTTCGCATCGAGGGGGTCGCCGGTTCGAATCCGGCCAGCTCCACCAGCACAAACACACGACGGGGAGAGGCCCAATGGGAGACGTTTGGGAGAAGGTGTCCGACGCCGTTCTGTGGCCGACCGACGCACGATCACCGCTGATGATCCACCTACATGACAGCGGCCCACCGCCAACCTGTGGGCCGAGATGGTGATGGAAGGGACAGCGCCGTGACCCCGAAGATCAAGGCCGGAGCCAAGGTCACTATCCTCTATGGCCGCTGGTCTGGTCGATCGGGGCGATTCGACGGCTGGGACTGGGGTTACGCTGGCTTTCGAATGGCCCGCTACGCAATCGTGATCCTGGCGCCACACGGTCGGGCCAGCGAGCGATGGGTGCGGGTATTGCCGAGTTCGGTGCAAGAGATTGGTACGGAGTGGCCGTGACCTTCCACGACAGCGGCTACCTGCACAACCACCCGCACGGGCCGTGGTGGGCCATCGCCGTCCTAGTGGTGATGGCGCTCGCGGTGTACGCCGCTGGGCTGTACGTCCAGGACCCCACGTTCGCTCGGGTGCGGCGGGCCTGGACGCTGCTAGTGACGGCTGCCCGGTGGTCCGTCCGTAAGCACTAGCCGATCGCAGCGGCACGAGCGGAGGAGACTTCGCCGTGCCGCTGCCCCATGTCGTCAAGAAGCCGTTGACGCATCACAGCGGACACGTGCGAGTACACCCCGGCGATGCCCGACTGCTCATGCCCGAGCCGCTCGCACTGCAGCACCTCCGGCACCCCGAGTTCGAGCAGCAGCACCTTGTGCGAATGGCGCAGCCCATGAAACGACAAGCCTGGTGCGAGATCGGCCACAGCCGGCCCGAGCACCCGGCGGGAGAAGTTCGACCGTCGGTGCAGACCACCGCGGGGACCGCAGAACACGTGCTCGTGCGGCCAGGTGGCAAGGTGAGCGGCCAGCTCGTCGGCGAGGAACTCAGGGAGGTCGACCTCGCGGGCACCATTGGGGGGCTTCGGTGGCCCGAGGACAAGCTGGCCGCTGTCCAGTTCGTGGAGCGCGCCACGCTGCGCGTCCACGACGATCACATGCCTGGTGGGATTGCTACGCAGCAGCACGCTACTGGCCCGGTGCAGCCCGGCCAGCTCGCCCCAGCGCATCCCGGTCCAGTACGCAGTACGAAGCAGTAGGTTATCGGCGTAGCGCGGGGTGCAGATCCGCCCGATAATATCGGCCGTCACCCACACCCGCTCGGCGGGCTTGGCCCGCCGGCGCCCCCATTCCCGGCGTCTACGGTGCAGCGGGTTGCCCACCAGCCGGTCGTCATCGACCGCGGCCTGCAGCAGCATCGACAGCATGCTCACCGCATCCTTGACGGTGCGGTACGCCAGGCCCGAGTCCTCGAGCCGGTTGGCCCAGGCTTTGACCGGCAGCCACGTGATGTCGCCGAGCTCGACGTGGCCCCAGCGTGGCAGAACGAACCGGCGCAGCAGGTAGTCGTAGCTGCCCGCGGTGCGGTCGCCCAGGCGCAGCGAGTCGCGCCAGACGGGCACGAACTCGGCGATGGTGACACGGCCACGGCGGGGGTCCTTCGCCCGGCCACGCCGCAAGTCCGACTCCTGATCGTCCCCCCACTGCTCCGCCGCCCGCTGGGTGAGAAACCCCGACTCGGAACCCCACGTACCATCCGGCAGGCGGTAGCGGACCCGCCAGGTGCTACCCCGCCGTTCGGCGTACGCCACGAGTCAACCGACCCTCACCCGCCGTCGACGATTTGGAGCGGGCTTGCCGTGCCGAGTTTCCGTTCCACATCGTCGCGGGCCCTACGCTCATGCAGTTGGATCACGTCGGCCCGGTGGGTGATGCCTTCCAAATAGCCGCTGATCTCCGCCTTGCGAACCATGTCTGAATCGGTGCGCGGGCGCACCCACAGGATCACACCGAGGCCCACAGCCGTGAGGGCCAGAAGCCGGGGAAGCATCATCAGCAGGTGCCCCTGTGCGACCAAGCCGACGATTGACCCGACGATGCTGGCCGCGAACAGGATCAGCAGAATGCGGCGCGTGATGACAGACAAGGAACTTCCCCCTCTGGAAGCGGTGGGTTGGAGCAATCGAGAACGTACTGACGGTGACGGGGTGGGCGCCATGCACGGATCACCCGACTTCCCCTCCACCGTTTGGGGGATGGACCCTCGACTACTACACACCTTCGCGCCGCAGTCCGGTGGGTTCGTCGTCCATCTGTTCGGCCATGATCCGCATCGTCTCGGCCCGGTGTCCACGAATCCAGTCCCGTGCGATGCGTTCGGCCTGTCCATACACCAAAGGCGAGTCGACCGGCCCGTCCCGGAGCAGCCGCAGCAGCTCATCCTCGGGCATGCCGTACACGAGCGTCAGCTTCACAATGGTCGCGTTGCTGGGCTTGCGTTCGCCGGACTCCGCTTTCAGCACAGTGTCCTTGGAACCCAAGCCGGCGCGCTTCGCGGCCTCCTCGGCTGACCATCCCCGTTTGGCGCGTTCGAGCGCGAGCCGTTCAGACAGCTCAATCCAGTACAACTCGGTGCGGGCCATGAGGCACATGTTAGTACAGGTTGGGGCAGGGTTGTCCACAGCTTCGGGCATCCAACCTGGGGACTTGCCTGCCTAAATCCTGGACCGAGTTGGGCTAGACAGGGCCTAAAGGTTGGTCTAACTTATACCGCATGAGGAAAAACGTGCTGTACGGACGCCAGGTCATCGGCCACAAGCTCGCCGCAGCACGTGTCGCGGCCCAGCTCACCCAAGAACAGGCCGCCGAGAAGGTGTGCACCTTGGGCGTCAGGCTGAGCGCGTACCACTTCGCCAGCATCGAGCGGGGCCGTAAGCAGCCCTCGCCTCAGACTCTCGCCGCGATCTGCGCAGCCCTCGACATCGAGGAGAGCGCGATCACCAAGCGGGTCCGCGTCCGAGCATGACGCTGGACCTGCTCACCGAGCAGCAGGCCGCGGCGCGGCTCAACGTGCCGCCGTCGTGGCTCGCCTCGCAGCGCAAGGCCCGGCTCATCCCCTACACCGCGCTCGGACAGCGGTATGTCCGCTACTCCGAAGCCAACCTGGCGGAGATCATCCGCCGCTACCAGACCGCAGCAAAGAGAGGCCGCTAATGCCAGGACGCCGCAAGCACGACAACAGCGGATCTGCCCGCAACCACCGAAAGATGCGCTCAGGCCGCAAGAGCCACCAGAAGGGCCAGCTCGGGCGCAGCAAGCGGCTGCGCGGTCGGACACCGCAGACGAAGGGAGTCGGACCTTATGGGACGTAAGGACGGAAGCAGCGGCGGCGGTGGCAGCCAGACCAGCGGCGGCGGAAACCAGCCGCAAGCGCCGAGGCCACCCAAATCCGGGCAGACCCCGCCCCGGCCATGACCACACAGACCGACACGCCGGCCACCGGCCAGGCGACGGGCGACGACAAGCCCGTCCACCTGCAGTGCTGCGTGGTCGCGAACATGGCCCTGTGCGGGTCACCGCTGTCGGGACCGCGGCTGGCCGACGGGCACCCTATTGACTGCCGCGTCTGCGACTACCTCCTACGCGAGAACTTCTGCCCGCTGCGGCAGTGTCCGGCTCTGGGGTGACCTCTTGCTGCAGGCGAAGCAGGTAGTCGGCGACGCTGGTCAGCGCGATCCGCAGGTCCGGGTGGAGCAGGTTGAACCGGCCTGGCAGCTCGAGCGGCTGGGCGGTGAGGCTCGTGTGTTGTGCCTCCCGCACCCGTTCGACCGGCACCCGCAGCGCGAGCGCGAGCGCCTGCACCTTGGCCGGGGTGATGTTGACCCGCTTGCCGAGCTGCAGGTCGCTGATGTCGGCCGCGACCAGGACAGGTTCGTAGGGGCGGGCCGCTTCGCGGACGCCAAGCCCGAGTTCGTCGAGCCGGCCGCGCACGAGCTGGGCGAGCGTTTCGGTTGTCATGCCGTCAGTGTGTCCCATTAGACACGGTTGGCGCAAGGTTTGCGCAAGGTCGGGTCACAGTTCGGTCACGGTAGCTGTTGGGGTGTCGTATCTGTCGGACGACAGGCGTAGAACTGAGGGTGTAGCACCGTAGCACCACACGAGAGAACGGAGCACAGATCATGCGCTACATCGCAGCAGGGGACGGGATCACCTACGGTCCCTTCCCACCGGCCCCGCCGGTCGAGGTCGAAGCAGTGCCGCACCTGACGGTCAGCGAGCTGGTGGAGCAGTTCGCTGGGCATCTTTACGCCCGGCCGTTCCACCTGGGCCAGTCGATGACCCTGGACTACATCACCGGCACCGACGACCTGGCCCGCACGCGGGACACGCTCGCGTGGTGGAAGGAGAAGGTCGGCGGTGAGGTGACCGCCGAGCGGTGGCCCCCCGGCGACGCCTACGTGTGGCTGACGATCCCCGGTATCTGCATCCAGGTGATCGTCAGCACCGTGGATGACGACGCCGAGTTCCCGTGGTACGGGCGGCTCGGCCTGACCGCCGCAGAGGTGAAGGCATGAGCAACACGAAGGGCGACATCCGCCGCGTCGCAGACATCGCCGATGGGCTGAACAAGCTCGCCGCGTTTGTCCGCACCCACCCGGAGCTGGCCGAGGACCTGAACCTCCTGTTCGCCCACACGCTCGTGCCGGTGGGGTTCCGCACCGACCAGGCCAGCCGTCTCGCCAGCTTCGCCCGCGCCGGCAAAGCCAGCGGTGTTGAGGTCACCAAGAACTACGACGACGACTGGGCTGCGGTGAACCTGCAGTTCGGCGAGCAGGTCGCGCTGTGGGTCTACGCGGGCCGTAGCCAGGTGTGCGAGCGCATCGTCACTGGCACCACGTGGGTCGAGAAAGAAGTCGTCGACCCCGGCGCCCCCAAGATCAAGCAGATGGTGCCCCAGCACACCGTGGAGTGGAAGTGCTCCCCGCTGCTCGCTGAGGTGCCCGAGCGCGAGGCGACTGTCGCCGAGGAGGTGCCGTTCTGATGAAGACCACACACCGAGGTGACGACATCACCATCCGCCGAGCGCAGAGCAATGCGCTGGCCGTGTTCCTGCAGGTTCGCGGGATCGCGCTGCGGGACCACCTGCAGGACATCGCGGCCATGACCACCGTCGAGGCGTGGAAGGACGCCGTGGTCGCCACCGAGTACATGACCGACCCGCCCGCGTACGGCATGACGCACGAGCAGGCCGAAACCAGGCTGCTCGACGCGCTGGACCGTCTGGCCGAGCAGGTCGGCATGGCCCACTTCACGATGGGCCCGGTGCAGACCGGCCGGGTCCGCGCGGAGCTGGACGTGGCCATCGGCGGTGCCGCGTGAGCGACTTCGACTGGACGGAGAACCTGACTGACGGCCAGGTCGCGGAGGTCTTGGCGGACGACGAGTACCACGCACGTCACGATTCGCCCGAGCCGGACTACCAGGACGCGGCGCTCGACGACCGCGACGCGGACGGCTACTACCGCGAGCCCGCCGAGGAGGTGCCGTTCTGATGAAGCGCCGACGCGGGTACCGCCCCAACTGGTGGGTGCGGCTGATCGGGCTCGGCCCCCCCTGGTTGATCCGCTCCCACTGGGGCTGGCACGACGACATCGCCGCGGCGTGGGACCGCCACGTCACAACGCACTACCTCGATCCGATGCACGGACGCGGCCACCGGCCGGCCGTCGAGTCGGAGTCGAAGCCCAAGCTGGACGGCTCCCGGCCCAGGCCGTGGCCGGACATGTTCCTTGAGCTTCACCCATTCCATCGGGTGCCCCCGCCGGCGGCGCTGCCGAAGAAGGAAGACGAGTCATGAGGCTGGACCTGATCGCGTTTTGGATTCTGATCTGGTGCGCGGTCGCGCTGATCCTCGGCCTGATCATCGGGCCGATGATCAGCGGTCGCCGCAAGGAGGACGACGATGGGCAACACTAAGAGCACGGCCACCGCTGCGGGAAGGCAAGGGGAAGCTCCCGCTGCGGTGGCCGCACCACGGATGAGCGGCGTCGACATACTCGGCGAGTTGGAGCTGCTGCACGGGCCCAAGTGCTTGACCCAGGAGCAGCGGGAGTACCTGATCGCGGGGATCAAGACGACTCGGGTGAGCCAGCTCAGGAAGGTTGGCAGCCCGTCGTACATCGAGGCGTACGACGTGCGCGCCCACCTGACCCGGATCTTCGGGTTCGCCAACTGGTCCGAGGACATCCTCGAGGTCGCCCAGACGTTCCAGGCCAGCGAGCAGCGGTGGAAGAAGGACAAGAAGACCGACGAGCCGATCCCGGACTCGGAGTACACCGCGTGGACGGTGGGCTACCGGGCCACGGTGCGGTTGACCATCTGCTGCCCGCACGGGGTGCCGATCGCGTCGTACACGGAGGTCGCCGCCGACGTGTCGGATGCGCAGCCGCAGCTCGGCGAGGCGCACCACAACGCGCTGTCGGCCGCTGCGTCGACCGCGTTGAAGCGGGCCGCTGCCAACCTGGGCGACCAGTTCGGCCTGTCCCTGTACCGGAGGGGGTCGACGGCGGCGCTGGTCGCCACCACCCTCGTGCACCCGTGGGATGGGGAGAAGCGCATCGGGAAGCTGGGGGCACGGCCGGACGAGCACATCGACGAGCAGCTGCCCCGCGAGCAGGAACCCCGCGAGTCCGTGTCGGTGCCCTACGAGGGCGACGACTACCCCACCGCTGCCCAAGCGACCGAGGACGACCCGAACTTCCCGCCGGCCGAGGACGGCGCGCCGCGTGGCCCGGAGCAGATCAAGGCCGACGCGATCGCGGCGAAGGACCTGGGGTCCAAGGATCGGATGCAGCGTCTCACCGACCTGATGACGGAGCTGACCGAGATCGGCGGCGACCCGCCCACGCGGGCGTTGCTGATCGGCGAGTTGGCGTCGGCGAGGCAGGCTGTCGATCGGGCTGATCGGGCCGAGGCGCACGCGGCAGGGAAGTAGCGCCGTGGTCTATTCGGAGCGGGAGTTCGCGGCGCGCTTTGACACGGCGCTGGTGATGCACGATGTGACGCGTCCCCGCTCCATGCAGGTCGAACTGGGGTTCTCGGACCTGACCTGTAGGGAGCGGGCGCGTCGCAAGGTGGTCGGCATCGCGCCCACCGACGAGCCGTCCCGCTGGGCGGCGCAGGTGGGCAGCGCGCTGCACAAGCTGTGGGCCGAGGCGCTGGACCCGCCGGCCCCCATGCCGAAGGCGCTTCCCGGCGCGCTGGTGGAGCAGGAGTTCACCGTCAAGCTGCCGTCCGGGCTGGTGGTCACCGGCCACCCTGATGTGATCGACCCGACCGAGCCGTCGTGCAGCGACGGCAAGAGCGTCGACGGGCCCGGTGCGCTCTCGCTGCGCGAGCGCCACGGTCCCGAGGATGACCAGTGGGCGCAGGTGACGCTGGGCTACGCGGCGGCGATGCAGGCCGGGATCATCCCCCACGATCAGGGCATTGTGCGGATCTTCTGGCGGGACCGCTCCGGTAAAAGCGACCGCACCGTGGTCAAGCAGCAGCAGTACGACCCCGAGTGGCTGCACTACGCCGACCGCTTCTACGAGGACGTTGCCTACGCCGTCGAGGTCGGCGAGGAGGCGATGCGCGACAAGCACTGGACGTGGTGCGCTCGCTGGTGCGAGCACTTCACCGGATGCCGCGGCGGGCTGGCCGCGTTCGGCCCGCGCATCGACGACGACGTGCTCGTCCAGGCTGCCCGCGACGCCTACGAGGCCAAGGAGCTGCGCGACCACTACGACGCCGAGAGGGAAGCCGCCTGGGACGTGCTCGACGACCTGTGGCACGGCGTCACACCTGGGGACAAGATCCCCACCTTCGACATCGGCGGGATGCGTGCCCGCCGCTCGTGGGTCAACCGCGAGGACACCGAAGACGGCGGCTACTGGCGCCGCGAAGTGCAACCAATGAAGGAGAGGACCTGATGCTCAGCATCCCGACTGGCGAGCTCGTCGGCACCATCGCCGACGTGCTCCCGTTCGCCAGCCAAGACAAAGAGCTGCCCGCGATCAACGCGGTGCGAGTCGAGTGGGACGGCGACCGGCTGCACGCGTTCGCCACCGACCGTTTCGTGGCCGCATGGTCCCGCTGGCACCCCGGCGACGACCCCACCGCGGACCACAAGGAAGGCGCCCAGGACGGGCTGTTCGACGACTGGGGCAGCGCCGACAAGCCGTGGTCGTTCGTGATCCCCCAGCCCGACGCGGCCGAGATCGTCAAGATTTTCAAGCTGCCGACCAAGGTGGACCGGCACCCGCTCGAGGTGGACGTGGACTACCCGAAGGTGACCATCCGGCGCCGGCCGGGCAGCGACTTCTCCGCGATCACATTCCAGTTCGAGGCGCCGCTGGGTTCAGCGTTCCCCGAGGTGCGCAACCTGCTTGGCCGCACGGGTGTCAGCGAGCTGCTCGGCGAGTGCGTGTCGTGGGACCCGAAGAAGCTGGCCACGTTCGCCAAGGTCCGCTACCACGGGGTGCCCCGGTTCTACCTCGACGGCCCGCACCGGCTGACCCTGGTGGAGATCGGGGAGCGGTTCACAGGCGCGATCATGCCGATCCGCGTGAACGACGACGACGAGCCGAAGCCCGAGCCTGTGGAGCAGGTCGACGGGCAGTCGGCCATCGGTGACGACGCATGACCGTGCGCGTCGCGGCCCGAGCCGGATACGTGCTCACCGACCGCGCCTACCGGGCGCTCGCCGAGCCGCCTGGGCTGATACCGGAAACGGCCAGGGTCGCGGCCAGAACCCGGTGGGTGCTGACCGACCGGGCCCGCGCCGCGCTCGGCCCCGACAGGCAGGGAGAACACGATGAGTGACGGCACCTGGATCAAGGTCGGCTGCGGTGAGCGGGACGACGCGGTGCGCAAGGCGACGATGGCTGGCAAGGGAGCCTTGTCCACGTACGGCACGCCAACCGGCGCTATCGAGTTCCGGTTCAGCGACTCCGACCTGCCGCTGGTGCGGGACATCGAGGTGTGGGGCGCTGGTGTCGGGCACTGCTCGCACGAGCGGTTCGTGCCAGCCAAGCCGGACCGGGCCAGCCGCCAATTAGTCGCCTCGCATGTTTGGACGAAGCTGGGCGACAGCGGAGTCCAGGTGCGGCACACCGAGGGCCACAGCCTCGTCATTGACGTGACCGAACCGATCACGCCGGCGCCGTGGCTGCACTGCACGAGGAGCAGCGGTGACTAACCGGCCCACGATTGTCTGCCTGTGCGGTTCGACCCGGTTCGGCGAGGCGTTCCAGGAGGCCAACCTTCGGGAGACCCTCGCCGGCCGGATCGTGCTGAGCATCGGCTGCGACACGAAGTCGGACAGTGAGCTTTGGTCTGGGAGCCCGGAGGAGGCCGCGCAGATCAAGGCCGCTCTGGACGAGCTGCACAAGCGGAAGATCGACCTTGCCGACGAGATCCTGGTGCTCAACGTGGGCGGGTACGTCGGCGAGTCGACCCGCAGCGAGATCGCGTACGCGGAGCAGCACGGCAAGTACGTGCGCTACCTGGAAGCGACCGGCCTGTACGGCACCGTCCTGGTGGGTGACACCGATGGATGAGCCGATGACACCGCAACGGCTGGCAGCGACCATCGCTGCCGAGTTGGAACGCAGAGGCTTCATGGGTTGGTTCGTGGCCAATTCTCAGAGCCCACTGTGGAGTGAGCGGACCCCGGAGCAAGAGATTGGCCGGGTGGCCGCTATTGCCGCTGCTCCACTATTGGACGACCTGGCGCAGTTGCGGCAGCGCATCGACGCGGCGCTGGCCGAACACAGCTCCTACGTTGAGGAGTTCTCCGGCGAACGATGCTCTGAGGACAACCAACCCTGGCCTTGCGCGACGGTGCGGGCGTTGACTAACGGCCTGCAGCAGAAGGTCACTCTAAGCCCCGAGTACCCACGACAAGATTCCACGACCCTTGGCACTGCCTCTGGTACTGGATACGGCGTGGGTGCTCGGATCGCCCGCGACTACGGCACGGAGGTGAGCGGGTGATGACGCCGCAGCCGATCCCGCCGCGGCCGAGGTCCGACATCCCGTGGCTGTGGATCATCATCCTTGTGCTCTCGACCGGCATGTTCCTGGCCTGGCTGAGTCACGAGCAGCAGGAGTGCGAAGACCGTGGTGGCCGGTACGTGCGTGGCCTCATCTGGTTTGAGTGCATCGGGGAGGGCCGATGACCGCGCAGCCGCTATCCCCGCAGCTCGCCTTGGCGATGACGGAGAAGGAGCTGCAGCGCAACGTCGTCGACCTCGCGCTGACGCTGCGCTGCCGGGTCAACCACCAGCTCCCCGCCCGCACACCGACCGGCAGGTGGCACACCGCCACCCAAGGCCACAAGGGCTGGCTGGACACCACGATCGTCGGGAAGCGGGGGGCGCTGTTCCGCGAGTTGAAGTCGCACCGCGGGCGGATCGACCCGGAGCAGTACGCGTGGATCACAGCGTGGACGGTCGCCGGTTTCGACGCTGCGGTGTGGAAGCCGCTGGACTGGTACTCGGGCCGGATCGAACGCGAGATCCGCGCCATCGCGTGAAACGCAGCCGCATCGAACGAAGCACTCCGCTGCGGGCTGGCAAGGGGCTCGAGCGGCGCACTCGTTTGCGCTCACGGCCCTCCCGCAGGGCGCGGCCCGACGAGCCGCTGGCTGACCGCTGCGAGGCGAACGTGCCTGGGGTGTGCACTGGGAGACCCGAGCATCGCCACCATCGCCTGAGGCGCTCTCAGGGTGGCGGGGACGAGGTGGAGAACACGCTGGACGTGTGCTACCGCTGCCACGACTGGATACACCGCCACCCCTGGGCGGCGGTGGCTCGGGACTGGCTGCGATTTCGCATGCGCAAGTTGTCATGACGTAGCACCCGACGGTCCTACACTGACCGCAACGAAGGGAGCACCACCATGAGCGTCCGAAAGGGCGAAGCCGCGGTGCACAACGCGTCGACCTGGGTTGGACACTCGTACCCGGCCGGCTGGTGTCTGCGGTGGGTGCGGGAACGCTTCGGCATCGGCCTGCTGTACGGGTCGGCCGCGCTCGCGTGGCGGTCCGCCAAGCACCGTCACCAGTCCGGCCCGCCCCCGCGCGGTGTGCCCGTGTTCTACACCGGAGGCCGCTCCGGGTTCGGCCACGTCGCGATCTCCGCCGGCGGGGGCTACATCTACACCACCGACCTGCCGAACATGGGCAGGGTTGGCAAGGTCCACTGGAAGGAGCCGATCCGCCGCTGGGGGATGACCTACGCGGGCTGGACGAACGACCTCAACGGTGTGTCGACCTGGTGCCGCACCGTCGACCTGTCCAGGCTGCGGTACGCGGCCAAGGACCACCCGATGCACTACCAGTACGGCACGTTCGCCGTGCAGCGGCAACTCGCGATGGTGGGGCTGCTGCCGTGGGCGAAGGTCAACGGCTGGTGGGGCACCTCCACCACCAAGGCGTACGCGGCGTGGCAACAGCGCCTCGGCTACAGCCGGATGGAGGCCGACGGGATACCCGGCCTGACCACGCTGCGCCACCTCGGCCAGCACTCGCCGTTCATCATCGCGAAGTCGTAGCCATGCTGCGCGGCTTCGACGTTTCCCACCACCAGGGCGCCGAGGACTGGCCTGGGATGCAGCTCGCCCACGGGATCTCGTTCGGGTTCGCGAAGGGCACCCAGCGGGAAGACTTCCGCGACTCCCGCTTCCCCGAGAACTGGGCGGCGATGCGGGTGCTGGACGCGCGCGGCGCCTACCATTTCGCCGAACCGGACCTGGACCCGTACGACGACGTAGAGCTGTTCCTCAACTACGTCAACCCCACCGAGCCGACCGACCTGCTCGTGCTCGACCTCGAACGGTCGACGCTGAGCCAGGAGGACACGAGCGCGTGGGCGCAGGGCTGGGCGCAACGCTGTCGCAGCCTCGCCCCGGCGTACGTGCCGGGCATCTACATGGGCGGCGGGTACCTGACCAACCGCACCGGGCTGGGTTTGCGCGGCCCGTTCGGCTGGCTGTGGTACCCGAGGTATCCCAGCTCCCTCGCCAACCGCCCGGTCTGGCCCGAGTTCAACCCACCCCAACCGTTGGACAGACTCGGCTACACGGTGGCCTGGAAGAACACCGCGTGGGGGCGGATGCCGGACTTCTGGCAGTTCTCCGCCACATTCCCCGTCGAAGGCGAGAGCCACGACGCCAACGTGTTCGGCGGCACCCTCACCCAGCTACTCGACCTGAACAAGGAGCCACCCGTGGACATCAACCCGGATCAGAAGATCAGCCTGCTCAAGCCGGACGGCAAGGGCGGCATGATCCGCAACGCCGCCGGGGTCGTCCTCAACCTGGACGAGATCACCCTCGGCAGCGCGATCGGCCTTGCCGCGGCAGCCGGGCACCTCGCCCCGAAGATCGCCAACGCGATCGCGGTGCTGTCCGGCGCCGTCGCCGGGGTACCCGAAGCGGTGGCCGCGAAGCTCGCACCCCACCCGGTCGACCTCGAGGTGCTCAAGCAGGCCGTGACCGAGGTCCTCACCGACTCCGGGCTGCTCGGTCTGCTGCCCGGCCAGTAACCCCGAAGGAGGGTTAAGCAATGCTAGACAAGATCAAGAAGGCGCTTGCTTATCTGCGCGACTTCGAGCCGGCCCGGCTCGCGGCTATCAAGACCGCCGCGTTCGGGCTGCTCGCCACGCTCGGGCTCACCGTGTCACCCGCGCTCGACGCGCGGGCTGGGGCTGTGGTGGTAGCCGCGACCGGGATTCTGACGCTGATCCAGTCGGTCCTGACCCGCAGCACCGTGTGGTCCCCGGCCAGCGTCGACCAGCTCACCGCCGCGGCCGCATCTGGGCAGGACAGCTTCCTGTCGACCCCCACCGACATTCCGCAGCCGTCGCCGTACGCCCCGTACGACGACGCCGCCGACGCGACCCCGGAAGGGTTCTAGGAAGATTCCCCGCCGTTTCCGGTGCCAGAAACGGTGGGGAGGGCGGGTTGCCGACGTACCCGCCTCGGAGCCGCCCCCGGTTCAGGCTGGGGGCGGCTTCGCATGTTCGGCGATGTGCTGGTCGAACCGGCCCTTCTCGTAGGCGGCTGCGGCTGCCACGTCCTCGACCTTCTTCTCGATCCGGGTTAGTTTCCCGATCACGTCGTCAGCGAACCCGTTGCCCACATTCTGGGTATGCTGCTCGATCCTGGCCAGCGGCTTTCTGGTACTGCGGTTGTTCAGCCAGTGCAGCAGCAGCGGCGCGAGGATGGCAGTAACGATGAGCCCGGCGAGCGCCCACCCGCCGCTGAGGCCCTGCTCCGACCCCATCAGCTGCTCGTCGCATCGTCGGCCATCCAGATCGCCTCCAAGTGCGAGTCGCCCGCCGCCCCGCCGTTGGCGTTCAACCCGGCACCGGAGTTCTGCCGGCCGAAAAGCTCCACATAGTCGGTCGACCCGTTGAAGGCGATAAGACCTGCCACCTGCACGATGGTCTCCACGCCCGAAATGGATGCCAGGTGTTGCAGGGCTATCGTGGTCGTGCCGTTCTTGGTGAGCTTGGCGTCGCGGTGGCCGGTCGAGTTGGGGTCGAAGTTGACCTGACCTTTCAGCCAGTACAGCCCGGCCTTGTTCGGGGTGATCCGGGTGTTGTTGGTCGAGTTGTCGTGCATGTTGTGCGAGTCGAAGTCCTCGGCGGCGAAGACGATCGCCTCGTACGTGTTGTTGGTAAGGCTCTGGTTGCCGGTCTTGTAGATCTTCGCCCGTGGCCGCTTGTTCAGCTTCACTGTGTTCGTGCCGGCCGTCAGGTCGGCGTCCACGATCAGTGAGTCGTTGGTGCGCAGCACGTTCGCCGCGTCACGGAACAGGTTGGTGTCCAGCGCGCCCGCGCCGTCGGACCACACCAGCTTCCCGTCGGCCTGGACCCGCAGCCGGGCGTTGGCGTCGCCGTTCAGCCGGACCAGCAGCGCCTCGTCGGTGGCCGAGGCCCGCCGGAAGATCGGGTCGGCGGTGAACTCGGGCTGGCCGGAGAACACAGGCGCGCCGGTCCAGGTGCCCGCGATGGTGCCGCCGTTCTGGATGTCGAGCGCGTCGTCGGTCTTCAACCTGTTCCCGGCCGCGTCCCGGTACAGGTTCGTGTCGCGGGCCGCGCTACCCGGACCCCACTCGATCTTCCCGTCGCCGAGCACCGCGAACCGGGGTGTGCCGTCGGCGGCGACGCGCGCCAGCAGCGCGATCCCGCCCGCCGCGGCGTCCTGGAAGATCGGGTCGCCGGTGAACAGGGCAGCGCCGGTGAAGCTCGGGGCGCCGGAGAACACCGGAGTCCCGGAGAGGGTGGGGTTGCCCGACAGGGTGGGGGAGCCGGTGAACGTGCCGGACAGGGCGCCGCCGGCGTAGGCGTTCGACGAGTCGAGGGTCTTGTTGGAGATCGTCTGCGCGTCGTTGTGGCCGACCACGTTGCCTGCGACGCCGTGGACCTGGCTCGCTGCGGCGGCGTGGGCGTTGAGCAGGTCGATCTCGAACGCGGTGATACACGGGTAGACGGACAAGGGCACATCAGCGTCGTGGTTGGTCGGGGAGGTGCCGTCCTGGCCGCGCCCGGCCACACCGCCGGAGACGGTGCACGTGTCCCCGGTGCGGGACGACACCAGCACCTTCTCCACGTTCACCTTGCCCTGAGAGAGCACCACAAAGAACGGACCGCCCGAGCCGTCCGACCAGCCTGCCGAGTTGCGGACCGTGAACGAGGTCGACGCGGCGGTGATCGGGGCTGCCAGCTCGGTGATGACCGCGTTGCCGGGGTGGCTGTACCGCACGGCCGGGTTAGGCAGAGGCACGGCTCACTCCTTCGTCTGGGCGTCTGCCGAGACGGTGCGACACCGCGCGGTCGACGATCCGATGGTTGTGGGCATGGGTCTCCTAGCCGGTCACCTGGCTGAGCTTCACGTACAGTGTCCCGGTCCAGGCGTAGTTGGGCACCGTCTCCGCGCCCGTGTTGCGGTCGAACAGCCAGGTGATCCCGTCGACCACCACGGGCACCGATTCAAGGCCCCACCGCAGGGTGACGATGCGCTTGGTGTCGCGCAGGCTGCGCAGGAACGCCTCCTCGGCCAGCGGGTTGAACGGCAGTGCGATGTCGTGGTCGGTGAACACGGTCTCCTGGAACAGCAGCGGGAACACCCAGCTGGACGGCTGCGGCGGGACGGGGATTGCCCGCAGCGTCCACCGCCGCAGCGTCGGCGTCGCGTAGGTGACCGTGGTCTTCCCGTTGAGGGTGAACATCAGCTCGAACAGCTCGGCGCGTTTCTGCGACCCGTTGAGCGGGCCGGGCCCGACCGATCCGGGCGAGCTGGATATGCCGATGCCGGTCTCAACCTGGTCGTCGCCGATCAGCGCGAAGTTGATGCTGGTGCCGTCGGGCAGCGGCGAGTGCCGCGGGTCGAGGAACGCGGCCAGCTTCGTGTCGGGAATGCCGTAGGAGATCAGCCCGGTGCGCAGCTCGCCAGACGCGACCGGCTTGTCGGCGATGCAACGCCACACCCCGCTGGTGTCGACGGCGAACACCGGGTGGGCGTGGTCTCCTGCGCTGGGCAGGATAGCCACCGCGTTGACCACGCCCGAGGTGGTGGCCATCACATCCGACGCGTAGGCGGGCACCAGCGCGCCGCTCTCGTCGTTGACCACCGACGGGTCGAGCCGGCCCAGCCCGGTCGAGTTGCCGTCGTAGTTCGACCAGCCGAACCACGTGAAACGGTCCCAGGTGGTGAAGCAGCGCACCGCCGCCCCGGTGGGGATCAGGGAGCCGACGTTGAGGTCGCCGTTCTGGGTCGGGACACAGAAGCGGACCCCGCGGCTGGTGCCGAGGAAGACGAACCCGAGCGCGCCGTGGATCGAGTGGATCGTCTCACCTGGCGGCAGACCGGCTATGGCAGCGGCGGGTTTGCCGAGCGCGGTGGTCTCCTTCTCGACCGCGATCTTGTACACGTTGCCTTGGGCGCCAGCGTTCCCGGCGGCGTAGATGAACCCGTTGCCCTCGGCGAACCCCACCCATACCCAGGCTGCGGTGACGTGGGTGAACAGCGGCGCGGGCAGCGCGCCCGAGCCGGTGATCTCGTACAGGTTGTTGTTGTGCGCGGCGAGCAGCCTGCCCTTGACGTAGGCGACCAGCGACACCGGGTTGCCGGAGGTGACGAACGCCGCCGCCGCGGTCGGGCCTCCGGCCGCGTCGGTGATGTACACCCGGTTGGTGCCCCACGCCGAGTAGACGTTCACCCCGTCGGTGCACAGGCTGGTGCAGTTCGAGCCAGGAATACCGCCCACGGCCGTCCACACCGACAGCGGGTCCGGGCTGGTGCGCAGGTTGTTGCCGCCGGAGGAGGTGTAGGCGCGGGCCGTGCCCGACGGGTTGACCACCAGCAGCGACGAACCGGAACCGCCCGAGAAGTTGTCGACCTTCTCCGTGTCCTCGAGCAGGGACAGCTCCCAGCGGGTCCACGGGTCGACGCCCTTCGACGAGCGGAAACGGGCCCGGTCCTGGTCCGAGCCGGGACGGTCCAGGTGGTCCTGCCCGGCGCCCTTGTGCCATGTCGACGCGGACCGCCGCCACGTCTGCTCGGGCGAGAGCGACTGTTCGCCGAGCTCGTCGGACTGGTCCGACTGGGGCCGCAGCTGGTCCTTGGTTTCCTCCCGCGCCCAGCCGTCCATCGACGGCACGTCTTTGCGGGACAGGTCCAGCATGTAGGGGTGCCCGTCGATGGCGATGTGGTAGATGCCCGGCACGAGGTCCGTGGCCGACGGCGAACCGTCAAAGTACGGGGCGTCGTACGCAGAGTCGTATCTGAGCAGCGGGGCCGGCATCAGCTACCCCCTCGTCGACCACTGCTCGTGCAGCCGGGCCCGCTCGGCGGAAATCCGCTGCCTGCGCTGCACCGCGGCGAACTGGGCGGCGCGCAGCAGCCCACCGGAGGGGATCTGCTCCTGGCGGCGTGGCTCCGGCTGGCCCTCGCCCATGTTGCGTTTCACCTCACGCGGGCCGACCAGGGTGACGAACGCTCCCAGCTCCGGCAGGTCGTATGCGGTGGCCGGAAGGCCGGTGGTGGTCATGTTGGCCGCTGCGGTGGCCAGCGGGGTGAACGGCGCCTTGTACAGCAGCCGCACGAGGTAGCCGTTGTGGAGCTGGGAGAAGATCCGCAGTGCGAGCCCGGACGGGAAGTCAACGATGTTGGCCGTCCGCTCCACCCGCCACCGCAGCTTGTCGAGCCGCTTCCACTCTTTGCGGCTGCCGGGCAGCTCGGCGTAGATCTCGTACTCCTGCTGCAGGTCGCTCACCCCGGTCAGGTCGAACGCCTCGAACTGGGAGTTGTAGGTGAACTCCTTCGTCTTCATCTGGAACAAGCCCTGCGCCGACAAGTCCGCGAGATCGGTGTTGACCTCCTGGAAGATGCGGTAGTCGGTGAACCGCGGGTTGACCCGCACGGTCTCGCCGTCGTTGTGGTTCTCGTCGGGGGAGCCGTCCTCGGCGGCCTGCACCACCACCACACCCGACGCGGGGCTAGACCAGACGTAGAACACGCTCTGCCCGACCGACAGCCTGGTGCCCGGCCCGATGCCGGTGGTGGGGAACTCGAGCGTGAGCGTTCCGCTGCCGGCGACGTAGTTCTCGGCGAGCCGGTTGCGCTGCTCCGAGATCCCCGACAGCAGGCGGGCCCGCACGTTGTCGACGAGGGTCTGCCCGGTGGCCATTACTCCTCCACGGGCTTCGGGTCGGTGTATGCCATGGTCGGGTTGAAGCCGCCGTCGTCGAGCATCGTGATGGCCTCTTTGAGTTGCCTGCCGCGTTGGCCCGGATAGAGCTTGCCCCGCGTGATCTCGTACTCGTGGTCGGCGTGGCGCTCCAACGTGGCGCAACCGTTGATCTTCGGCGGCTGCAGCCCTTGCCTGCGGAGCCGGGCGTAGGCGTTCATGTCCGCCTCGGGCGTGACCGAAGCCGCGAAGCGGTACTGGCGGGAGCCGCGGTCGGCGGTGTCCAGGACGAGGGAGCCGGCCTTGCAGCCGAAGCAGCCCTCGACGTACTCGGGGTGGGTCCTCTGCTGGTGAAGGCTCGTCATAGTCATAGTGTCTCCTGGGACGGGCCTACGGTTGCGGAACCGGCTTCGGGTCGGTGGTCAGGTACGCGCCGTAGCCGCTGTTGGTGATCAGGTCGATGTCGGCCTGGTCGAGCGGCCCGTAGATGTGCCCGCCGAGGAAGCTCTTGCCGTTCACGCCGTAGGTGCCTGGCGGCTGCTCCTCGTGCAGCAGGCCGTCCAGACCGAGGTACAGGTTCGGCGGTTGCGGCGTGTGGGGGGCCATCGAGCGCCACGGCTGGCCCATCGACTCCGGGAACTGCGGGTCCGACTCCGGCACGAAGGTGCCCCGGTGCGGCGGGGTGAAGTACGTGTCGGGCATCGCCGACCTCCCGCCTAGGTGGGCGTTACGAAGACGACGACCGCCGCTGCCGCTGACCGCTCCACGAAGATGCCCACCTGCACCTGCACGTTCGGCAGGACCCTGCTGTCGCCTCCCGCGCCGGCGAGCACGATCTCGCCGATGATCGGCCCGGTCACGTCCAGGCTGTCGTGCAGCTTCACCGTCGCGGCAGCCGCAGCGTCCACGGTGAACCCGACAACGCCGATCCGGCCCGTGTGGAGCAGCTGGTTGCCCGCCCCGTTCGCGAGTGCCTTGTAGTTGGCTGGCTGCTGGGACACGTTAGACCACCACGAGCCCGACGCGGAGCCCCTCGACCGGCTGCTCGTTGTCGGCCTCCCAGGTCACCTCGGCGAGCACCGGCAGGCCGGACTCGTCGAGCTCGGTCCACAGGGAGAAGTCCTGTCGCA